CGGGATCGTCTCGGTGCCGGATCCTGGCGTTGTGTAGACGTGGATAACGGTACCAGCGTTGACACTGAGCGACACCGTACCGCTCCCGAGCACGGGCGTGCCACTTGAGCTATTCGAGATCTGGTACGTTCCGTTGACGGTTACTGTGCCGACGTCACCAGTGAACCCGGACATGCCGATGGTGAGGCCAGCGTTCGTGATATTCGTCCATGAGCCCTGTGCCGCAGAGAAGTTCACGCCGGTCACACCACTCGTGCGCGTGATATTTATCCAGTAGCCAGAGCCCGCGTTGGCGGTATTCGGTGAGTACCAGCTACTGGTGGCGACACCGTTCAACGTAGCGGCACCGTTGCCGGCGAGTACGAGCGGCGTCGTGCCGCTCCAGTTGGGCGACTGTACGTTTGATCCGCCGGTCAACGTTATCGCGCCAGTAGCGAGTACCTGCAGCCCAGCTGAGTCGCTCGATATCGAGTATGTCCCGTTAACGGTAATCGCGCCGGCTGGGCCGGTCACGCCGATGCTCAAGCCCCCGTTTGTGATGTTCGTGACGCCAGATAAACCGGTGAAACTGGCGCCGGGCGTACCGCCGCCAGCCGGTGCGACGCTGATCCAGAACCCCGAGCCGATGTTAGGTGTCGTGGGCGCGAACCAGTTGAAGCCTGTAGAAACACCATTAAATGTCGAGGTGCCGTTCCCCGCCAATACAAACGGCGCCGCCCCATTGATGAATCCTGGACTTTGGACGCCGTTATTATTCGACAACGTTATGGTGCCGTTCGCCACAACTGGCGAGCCAGTGACGCTGGTCGACAGCTGATACGTCCCGTTGATAGCCGCCTGGGCGTTACTGCTGATAGTCAGGCCGCCCGCCCCGATGTTCGTCCATGCACCCTGCGCCGCGCTGAAGGCGAGTCCGGATAACCCGCCGGTCTTCGTGATGTTGATCCAAAATCCTGCACCAATACCGGTCGACACAGGAGAGAACCAGTTGCCGGGCGTGGCCGTGCCGCCGGTAGCGGTCGTCAAACCGCTGCCGCCGAACAATACAGACTGAGCGTTGATCATTTCACCGAGCGCGGATGGTGCCGCGACGTACGGAGAGAACGGATTACCGTGCCAGATAGGCGTGTAATACTGCACGCCGTCACAGGTGATAGGTAACCATCCAGCCGGTGAAGATGTTGCAGTTCCTGGCTTATTGGCCGCGGTGAAGGTCGCGGTCTGTGCGCCGGTCGTCGCTGAGTTGTTCACGATCAGCGCGGAGTTGCCGGGCAGTGTCGAGGAGATCTGTAGGGGCGTCGTGCCTAGCGCCCCGGCCTTTAAGGTGAGCGTGATGCCCGATCCGCCGGAGTTTGGCGCGGGCATGACCGCCTCGCCGGTCGGCGCGATCTGGAAGCCAAACGCACTCAATGCGGAGGTGCCGACCGTCGACAACTGCGAGACGTACGGATCCACCTGCCACTTTTGTACGTTGGCGCTGTTGAAGAACTGCACGCGGTAGATGACCGACGGATCAAGATAGATCGCGGGGAATCTACCGAAGTTGTCTGAGGTGACGAAGCCAGTTATCGGGAACGGTACAGTGAGCGCGCCATCTTGGTAAACGTTTGCTGGCGTCGATGCGCCACTTAAGAAAAACTTGTAGGTGGAATTAGCGAATATTTTTCCGAGAGTACTCTGCGCCTCACGAAACGGCGTACCCTCTACTGCACGGCCTCTGATAGTCGGATAGCTCACGTTACTGCCACAGGGGTAGGAAGTACTGTGCCCCGTCGCAAGTGAGCGGCAACCATTTCGTGGGTGCGGTCGTACCCGATCCGGGTTTGTTGGTGGCGGCGAACGTAGCGGTCTGCGATCCCACTACGACGGTCGAGTTTGCAATCAGCGCCGATGCGCCTGCGCCAGATCCTACCAGCTCCAGAGCGGTACCACCCGCGCGCGAGTTCAACGTCAGCGTGATGCCGGTTCCGCCAGGCGTCGGTGCGTTTATCGTCAGCTCACCCTGCGCATTTAGCACAAACTGCCCGTTACCAGTGACCGGCATCGACGGCACGTACGGGTCCACATCTTCGATAAGTGAGAAGGTGGAATTGTAGAGTTGCACCCGATATATCGTCACCGGGTTCAAGAAGATCGGGGGCATCGCTCCCGTACCATCCGCCTGGACGATGGAGAATAGCGGCGCGGAACCGTTTAGCGACGCAGCAGGGTACGGCAGCGAGAGCGCGGCGTCCTGGTATACTATCGCGGGTGTCGAGGTACCGGATACATAAAAATTATAAAACCCGTTCGGTAACGCGACGCCCAGCGAAGACAGCGGTCGCGCTACCGGATCATAAAACAGTTGACCTGTTGCCATTTACTCTTCGTCCTTTGGTGCGCTTTTACCAGCCGCGCGTCTATCTTGTCGCACTGACTCTAAGCGCTCGGCCGCTGAAATGAGGGCAGGTCGGAGAGCTTTTGCAGCAGCCTCGCGCGCTTTGCTTGAACCGGCTGTGTCGGTGCCTTGGCTCTGCCACTTAGCCAACCCGTCAGCATTTCCTGCAAAGCTTGAGGACTGGAGGAGTCCGCGGTGTTCGCTGGTGCTAAAGAGTTGGTGGAAGTCTGGGGTGCTGCGGATAAGCTCATCGGTGATCGCTCCTTTCTTGACTAAATCTGGTATGCTGACGTTGCTGCCCATCTCTTCAGCGTGCTCATAAGCTGTCTTCGCCCAGGACCACACGGTCTCCTGCACTTCGGCCGGCGTCCACGTTTCACCCGTTAGGTGAGATAAAGTTTTCGCCGCGTCGCGCACCTTCGCGCTCATCGCAAGGTACGTCGGAGACTTGCCTGGACCGGCGGCATTTAGACTACCGCTCATTTTTGAACCCTTGGCGGACGGATCTATCTTGGCGAACGACGCCATCCATGCATCGTTAGTCACCTCATGCACGTTGTCAGTGAGGTTGTTGTAGAAGCTGTGCACCTTAGGTCCAGACAGCTTGATGTTGGTCGGATCATCTGCAGTGAGCGCACGCACCGCGTTGTTCACCCACGCGTCGAGCACGTTCGAAGATCCTGGCGCTGCCTTCGCACTCTTCTGCGAACTTTGCTCCATGATGGCGCGAATCTCTGACGGATCTTCTGGCCGGCCAGCCTTGTCCCAGTTGACGAAGGTCTTCAACGCGTTCGCGAAGTTGGTCTGTACACTCACCTGCGGTGACATGGCGGATAGCAAGCCAGCGAAGCGCGGCGCATCGGGACCGAACTGGTTCACGATGGCCTGCGCGCTGTTCTTGTACCAGCCACGTTTGGCGGCGCCCGCGAGCGCGGCCGCGGCGTACTCTTTGGTAGCCGGCGCTCTGTTGAACGCGTCGACCAATCGTTTGGTTGTGTCGGTGCGCAGTTGCGCGCGTTCCTTGTAGGTCAGCTGGTTCGTGATGTGATGCTCGTCCGCGCCGACTCCTTCCTCAGCAGACTTCACGACGTCCCGCGGCAGCAGACCTGCTTTCTGATCCGCGTAGATCGTGTCCGCACCCGAGGCACCTTTGTTGAGCGCGCCCGCCGGACCTGAGTTCACCCAGGAATTTTGTCCGAGGGTTTCCGAATCCATCGCGCCACGAGCTTCGGGTGAGTACATCTGACGATGGGCACGCCAAGCATTGTACTCGCCGTTGGCACGGAAGCCATTACCTTCCGCTGCATGTCCATAATAGTCATGGACGGCCCTGAAGAGATCATTATACGTCGCATCTTTCCCTCCCATCTGGATCGGCGCTTTCTCCATCAACGGATGATCGTCCGCAGCAGCATCAGATGAACCGAAGCCAGCCTCAGTCGGATAGATGCTCATGTGATTGTTGTCGCGCACGTCGGCATGCATCTCGCGCGGGTTCTTGTACGGGTAGCTCGGGTCGAGATCGACCTTCACGCCAGCCTTCACCATCTGCTTGTACTGCGCCAGCGTCTCAGCTTTGAACGCGTCGTACGACTTTGCGACTTTTGGGTTGGTCGGATCGTGCTTCATTTCCTCATAGGCATCGGCTACGTTCTTCGCGACCTTCGGATCGATGAAACGGTAGTCTTTGAGCGGCGGTGTGTCGATGCCGGCTGAGCGTTTGTATGCGGCGGCCGCGCCGCGCGCTTTGCCATTGGGTTTGTCCCCATCAGGAGCGCCGGCCAGTGGCTTCTCGTTCATAACGCGAACGGAGCCGCGCTGACCGGAAGGTACGTTTATTTTCCCTTCATGGTCGCGGAAATAGTCAGGATTGAATTTGTCCCAACCCTGCTCCTTCGCTATCTCTTCGTGACCGGGCGCGACGTGCATGGATTCAACACCGGCATCCGTGCGCTGCGGGATCGCTGACTGTTTGGTCTTGGCGAGCACCTTCTGCATCTCAGGTTCAGCCAGCGGACGGTTGGTGCTGAGCACCGCCGTCGGCTCAGGCACGCCGTGCGCTTCTGGCGTGAGCACCGAATTCTTAGTTACCTTGGCGCCGGTAGATTCTACAGCACCTTGTGCTTCCTGCTTGCTCATCTGTCGAAAGCCAGGCTGACCTTCTTGTCCCTGGTGCAAGCCGACGTTGAGCGTCGAGCCTTTACCTTTCGGCGGACGCACCTCGAAGACGTGATCACCCACAGCGTGCCGAGCACCGCCGCGAACGTCGTTGTCTTTCATCTTAACGTCGTAGCCGAGCTGCGCCAGATTCTTGTAGGCGCCCGCCTGACCTTCAGAAACTTGCTGGTCGCTGTGCCACACCTGTCCGCGCGCATGCGCGTCGTCAACGGCTCGCTGTAGCATACGTGTGCCCCAGCCCTTACCTTTCTGAGCATCGTCAACGTGCGCCAGCATACCTTGTGTCACACCGCGCTCTGGGTACTCACGCGCGATCATGCTGCCGCCTTTCCCTGGCCGCATCTTCGAGTTGCCCGGGAACGTATACATGCGGTCAGTGGTGCCGTCACCGTTCGGTGTGCTCTTGCTTTCTACCTGATCGCGTTGACTCAGATCGCCAACCGCGCCGCGCTGTTTGCCCGTGCGGTCAACGATGCGCTTCGCCACCGCTTTGTCGCGAGACGATTCGGATATCTTGCCGCCGAGACCTTCGACGCCGCGCTCCATTGCTCGTCCGATCAGGCGGCCGACGACCGGGATGTCGTGAGCGAGACCTGAGGCAATGTTGCCGCCGGCTTCGAGGATGTGACCCACCGTTCCGGTGCGCTCGGTTTGAGCCGCGGCACCGGGGTAGTGCTTGTCCATGTGCAGCGTGTTGCCGGCATCGTTGATCGTCTTCAGATTGTTGAGGACGTCTGGCCTATCCTTGAAAGTTGCCGGCGCGTTGCGCGCGTACCGGTCCGCAGAGTTATAGAACTTACGAGCGTTCCAGCTGCCATCCGCATTCGTCGCAGCATTGTGCATGCGGCTGATGACGTGTGCCTGGATCTCGCGCAGCGCCGCCGCGCTCGATTCTGCCAGCTCACCACCGCCAAGGTGCGCGCCAGCCCGTAGTACGTTCAGGACGTGCTCGTGCTGCTCACGCGGCAGGTCGGCAATATAATCCATCACCTTGTGCTCAGGGATCGCGTGGTTGATCCCCTGGCTGTCGCTCGGCGTCAGCAATTTCTTTATGCCGGTGGGCTCTTCGAGCATCTGCGCGCTGTGGCGGCGCATTGCTCGGGCGGCCGCGAACAGTCCCGGGCCGCCGTGCTCCGCCACGTCCATGTCGACATGATTCTTCAGATCTTTCGCTACACCCATTGCGTTTGGGTTGCGGCCCTTCTCATTCAAAAACTCGCGGAACCGCTCGGCCGCGTTAACGCTGCCCGGCGGCACCCCCTTGTCCGGATCACCGGTCGTCCACAGACGCTCAAGGCGCTGCTTCGCGGCGCGCTGCAGGCCGATCTCGGCGTCATTGGTAAAGTTCGAGTCATCGTCCAGGTACGCCTTGACGCGCTGGAGCGCGGGTATTCCGCGGCCCTGATTTTGCGCGCGGGCGGTGTCGTAGATCTGGTTGGTAGCCTTGTCGAACCAGCCCTCGATCCCTTGTATCGCACCGCGCGTCACGCGCCCGCGATCGCCCAAGGTCTGGCTGTCTACGCTATTCTCGAATTCCGAACCGATGCTGCTGTGCACATTCTCGGTAGCAGCGTGCATCGCGGCGTTCTCGCTCGCGATCTGCTGCCGCATCTGCTCGTTGCCGACTTCCTTCATCTGGAAGTCGTCGCCGGTAGCGTTGTAGTCGCCGGTCAGCGCCGAGGTACGGCGGGTGGGAAGCTGGCCGCCGGATAGGCGGTCGATAGCGTCCAGGTGGCCCTGGCGCGCGGCTTGCTGGTCGGGTTGCGGGGTCTCCTTCGGACCCTCTTCGGCAGGTGAGTTGAAGAGCCGCACGGAGCCGCGCTGGGCATCGCCCGGGGACGGGGTTCCTTCAGCCGCAGGGGCTGGCGCTGCGGCCGCCGGTTCCTGGGCAGGGGCTTGGGTCTCCTGTGCTGGAGACCGCGCAGCGGGCTCCTTCGGGGCTAGGGCGGCCGGGTGCACCTCGTTGTGGATGGTGCCATCCGGCGCCGGTATAGGATTAGGCTGGGCGCGTAGCGTGTCGCCCGTGATCGGTGCGCCTACCGGCGGCACCTGAGCTGTCGCCGCGTCTGGCGCGGTTGCGGTGGATGCCTCATTGGCAGCGAAGCGCTTGGCGGCGCCCGCGCCGGCCTTCACGCCCTTGGTCACAGCACGCACTGCACCGGGCGCGCCGAGCGCCGGCAGGTCGGTGCCGATGTCCTGGGCCACGTCTCCTACAGCCTGGTAGGCGTTGTCCGGCAACACTTTACCAAGAGTTGAGTCGGACACTTCCTTAATGATGCCGCCGGGAGCGCTAGCCATATCGGCGGCAAACTTATCACCCAGCGGACTGCCAGTAGGCACGTAGTTCGCTAGGTTATTGACTTTAGACGACCACTCACGTCCACGATCACGGCCTGCTGATAGGTGTTCTACGGCATTGGTGGGGTCTAATGCGGCGCCCAATGCGCCCACTCCCTGGCCGGCGATACTAGCGACACCTGCGGGCACCGCCGCCGCGTAGCTTGCCGCCGCCCGCGGTAAGCCGGCGAGTCGCTGAGCGGTTTCCTTCAGCGTCGGAGCTTTCCAGTTCGGGTCCGGCGGATTCTTCATGAATTCCGCCAGCTCGCCAGGAGCGACAGGATCGGTCGGCCTCATGCCGCGATACTTTCGAAACAGATCCTCTGGCGCAGGCATGCCGGCCGTCGGATCAGTCTGTGCCGCCGGACTCAACCCGATAGTAGTCGGGTCGGGCATGCCGCTGATGTCAACGGTGTCCGCCATTACTGAAGTCCCAGCGCTTTGCGCGTCGCCTGCTCGTCCTGAAGTCCGTGTTTCTGCATGTACGCTCTCACCTGTGCATCGTTGTATTTAGGGGCGGTGACGCCCGCGTTGGGTTTCGCCGGAGTCGGAACAGTTTCCGTCTCCATCGGGAAGTGCGTCTGGTTCCATGTCGCGAACTGGTTCGCATCTTTACTCTTGCTCAAGTACGCCGGCACCCGCTTCGAGGAGTCAATAGAATACTGTGCGATCTTCGAACCCTTCGCGATCATGTCGCGCAGCGCGTTCGGATCCATACCGGGTGATGGACTCAGCTCGTTCTTCAACCAGTTCGCTTCCTGCTGCGTCATCTTCGCAAAGATCCCCTTACCGGACTGCAGCGCAGCGGTGCCGAGGTACTTCGCGATCTCTTGGTAGTCGCCGGTCATGTGGTTCTGCCAGCCAGCCGGCAGCCACTTCGAATACTTCGCCAGCTCCTGGTTCCACGCGCCGCCGTCGTAGTTACCTTTCGCGAGTACGTCCTGCGCAGCCTTGTACATCGTGAGCGCCGCGGACGCTGCGCCGATGCCTTGACTGGAATCTTTAGCGAGAGAGTTGCGCGCGTCCGTCTGCTTCTTCATGTCGTCCATCACGGACGGTGGCGGCGTGTGACCGATCTGCGGTACGTACGGCACGCCGTTGTTCGTCGGCTTGTAGTCAAAGTCCTTGTCGTTCAAAGCGTCCGTCAATTTCGGATCGACGTTACCTTGCGCGTTGCGTGCAACGCCGATACCGTCAGAGGCTGATGGGGGCGTACCGTCGACCGGAGCGGGCGCGGCAGCACGCTGCGCTTGCGCTTTATCAAGTGCGGACTGCGCGACCTTGCGCGCCTCTTGCTTCGGTGCGCTGTTCGGACTGAGGGTTGCAGCGGCGCCTGGCAATCCGTTCTTCGATGCGTTCACCATGATCCAGTCGCCTGGGCCGTTTATGCCTTGCGCTCCGGACAGCTTCGCCGCCTTCCAGGCCGGCACCGTAATGGTGCCCCCGCTGCCGTCGTCTATCTTGGTAGGCGCGATAGCTTCGTGTGCAAGCTTGAGATACTGATAAGTAGAGAGTCCAACCTTTTCCACTCCGGGGATCGGCAGCTGCGTGATCTCGTCGCGGTAGACGCCGGCCTTGTCTTCTACAGCCTTGCGGCCGGTGTACTGGTGTACGGCGCCCGCAGCGTGCGAGGCGAACATGCGCGCGGCAGCGTCCTCGTCCTGCGCCGCCTCAGAGTCTGGCTCCTTCGCAAACTGGCGACGGATAGCGGCGACAGTATCGGGGTGCGAGGCTTCAAGTATACTCATCGCTAGACCCGGATCGGCATCAGTTACAGCGTGCATCTTGTCAAACTCGTTGTTCGCTCCGAGCTGGCTCTGTTGTGTCTGCTGCGCAATACGAAAATCACGCTGCGCCATCACGCTCTGCGGACCCACACCATACTTGTTGGTAGGGTCTGCCGCGAACGCTTTACTAAGCCCATCACTCTCTTGTGGCGTTACCGCCGGTACGAAGAAGTGTGCGCGATAGCCGGCATCTATCTTGTCCGGCTGATAAAAATTCTGGTCTGGAGCGACGGCGGATTTATTCTGTGACGCAACGCCTTTAGGTTCAGCGCCGCCAGCCGATTCGTCATCGACACCAGACTGATCACCCGCGCCCGTAGTCTCACCATGCAGTCGTGAGAGTATCAGCGGCAGGCGCGCCTTCAGGATCTGATTTTCCATGGCGGCAGCTTGTGTCTGCTGCTGTACGTTTTGCGTCTGCGCGCCAGCGAGACCTTGATTGGTGGTCGCGGTAGGGCCGTAGTTCTGCGACGCAATGTTTGCGAGGCCGAGATTGAATGAACCGCTATCAGGTATGTCGCTCACTTATGATCCCCAGTCCGTTACGTCGCTGCCAAATGATATGTTGTTCGGATCAAACGCGCCGCCACTTGTATCGAGCGGCGGAGCGCTGAACGAGGTGTTATTAGGATCAAACACGCCAGACGATGTGGGGGCGCCTTGCGGCGAGATGTAGTTGGGGATGCCAGAACTATTTACTCCACCGTTCACATCGCCGCCCGCGGGCGCGCCGTAGGTGTAGCCTCCGCCCTGATAAGGCGCAGAAGTTCCGACACCTCCGGGAGCGCTTCCGCCGGGAGCGCTTCCGCCGCCGAGCGCCCTACCGGCCGCACCGATCAGGCTGGTGCCGGCGCCGTTGACGCCGAAGATACCGCCGACCGCGTTCGCCGAACCGGATACACCGGACGCCTGTGCGTAGCCCTGGTTCTGTTGCAGCGTGCTGATGTTCGCGCCGGTCTGATAGGTCGGGTTCGCGATGCCTGTGTTCGCTGTGCTGCCGAGGCCAGCCGCACCCATCAACTGATTTATGTACGTATTGTAGTCTTGCGCGGCGGTGCCGGTCACGTACTGGCCGACAGCTTCCGCAGTGTTCGGCGTGTACGCGTTACCCATCGCAGCGGCTTGGCGTTGAATAGCTTGTGTGCCCTGCTGCACGGCGAACTGATAGCCGGGCATGTTCAAAAAGTTCGATGGGTCGGCCTTTTGGCCGTTAAGTCCCAAAGAAGATTGCAGCGCGGTGTTGGCGCCCTGACCAGTTTGTTGCTGGGTGGCCCAAATGTTGTTGATGTTGCCGAGCGTCGACTGTTGCGTGTTGATCGCGTTCGTGTCCGCGTTCGTCAGCGCCTGCGCAGCGTTCTGTGATCCGTAGACACCCGCGGCACCTTGCAATAGGCCGGGCAGTGCGCCAGTGATGGTGCCGGCCAGCGTTGTATCTGTGCTTTGCGGCGCAAGCGCCGAACCTCCAGACATGCCGTACGTCTGCGGATTAACTGATGCCATTATATTACCTGCTTGATTGCCTGACGCGTTGCTGCCGCTGAGGAGGGGCGAGAGCGCCATCCCACCTACACCCGACGCTATTTTTCCGAGCGTGCCGCTACCTGTCGCGTTACCTACCGCACCGTTCAAGAACCCGCCAACGCCGCCGGAGATCGCTGAGTTCGCGATGTTACCGCCGCTCATAGCTGACCCTAGCGCGTTCGTTCCGGCACTGATGCCGCCCTTGACGATGCCGGAGGCGAGTGGCGTCGGCAAACCGGCGTCAGTAAGCGCGTTGGTCGCCGGAGCAGCGGCGTAACCTAATGCGCCGCCTACTGCACCCATCGCTGCACCCTTACCGACACCGCCCAGCGTGACCGGTTTGTTTCCGATCTTGTCGCCGAGCGTTGTGCCGGCGGCGCCACTGATAGCGCCGGCCGTCGCCGCGCCACCTAGTCCGCCTATCGCTCCGCCTATCTCTGGTGCGGCTACCAGCGCACCCATCAGACCGACACCAGCGACTACTCGGCCAGCGCCCGTAAGAAATTCAGACCAGCTGCCCTGATCAGCCTTCGCGTGCTGTTCTAACTGCGCGTAGTACCCACCATTGTTAGATTCCTCCGGCGTGACCAGCGTGCCGTCCCAGTTGTGCAGCGGGCCGCCATAGTTGCTGTTCCCCGGCTTGATCGCACCGGGGTTAATGGCTAGGTCAGACTGTCCGCTACTGGTATCGCGACGGTAGGGGTTCGACTTAGCCATTAATGCTGCGCAACGACGCCCTTGATCTTCTCAACTGTGCGTGTGATGTGACCTAAACCTAGCATGCCAGCGAGCGTGCTCTGTAAGAGTGGATCGTTAGGGATCGGAAATGGTGTGGGGTGCCCGGCAAGCGCGGTGAGCCAAGTGAACAGCGGACCGATGATGGCGCTACACGCGAGCCCTGTACCGCAAACCCATCCAACGAACGGCCGCCAGCCCGCGATAAATAAGCTGGTGCTCGCCGCCTCCACCTTATTGACATCGGTCTGCGCGCTCGTCACCGCCTGCAGCTGTAGCAACTCCTCCTGCAATTGCCCGGCGGCTTGCAGCTGATTGAGCTGCGCCACCGCGGCGTTAGCTGCTGCCTTGTCCGGAACTACTTTCAGTATAATATCGCTTATAGGCTTCAGGATGCCAGCGATGCCGTCGGCAAGAAAACTCATGTCGGATACTCCCCACTCAGAAAATAGTTAGCGATGCGCGTGGCGCGACCCGGCTTATCTAAACCGTGTGGTTGCACTTCTTTAGCCCATAGGCTCGCGAGTAGATGATCGTGCACTCCCTGCCAGTCTTTTGCCGTGATCAGCGCGCGGGTCGGCCCCCATTTTTCCCACTTGTGTGCCATGTTGAACGCCAGCTCGTAGAGCGCGTTCTTGCGGCAGTCGGTGTCACACGATGAGAACTCGGGCCACTTCTGCGCTAGGCTCATCGCGTTCATGATGTCGGTGCTGAACCAGCGGTCGCTCGTCGACTGGATTACCGTGAAGCCTTCCCATGAACGGCCCGGAGCCGGGCGCGGCATCAGGTGTCCGCGGCCGCATGTCCAGTTGCCTTCCGTGTCTAGATACGCGACAAGCTTATCGTTCTCCGAAGCGTCCAGGTCAATCGCCAGACGCCGATCAATCGATGGATCTAGAACCGTATCATTTGTGATTGTCATGTTGGGGTTTCCTCACCTGATCTTGAATATCGTGGACCGTGTCTTTGATATCCGTCAGCGACTGCTGCATCGCTGAGTTCTGCTGTTGAATGGCGCTGAGTTGGTCATCGTGCTTCGCTACGTGCACTTCTGTTTGCGCGTTCTGAGCCTTCAGATCGGTAATCTGCTGATCAACAATGCCACCGTGGTGGACGGTCGTATATATGCTGCCGGCTGTGGTGATTATCACAGCGACAGCAGCCCAGGCTGACTCCATCGTCCATTTCAACATAGACATCTCATCTCACTTCGGAGGTAGTCCGCCAAACGGCACGCCTGGTTGCGGCTGTTGCTGGGGTGCGTGCTGCTGCACGTACTGATATGCTTCCACCCACGCTACGGCTTCCATGCCGGTTGACTGAACACGCCGCAAAAACTCAAGTAAGTTTCCGGCGATGTGTGGCGGGATCGGCGCCTGTACGTTAGGATTCACGCGCACTTCGGCGTGTCCGGGATGATCCTTCAATACGTCGGCGATGTGTTTCGCCAATGCTTGTCCTGTATCTACTTCATTCTCACTCATGTCTCACCTCGTTAATAAAAAGCAACTTTCCGCGCCACGCCGGCCACCGTGATGGTCACGTATCCGGCTGGCGTCGCCGGTAACGCCGCTGCGCCACCAGCCGGCGGAGCTGTCAGCGTAGTCGTCGATGGATTGAAACTAATCGTAGCGTATGGACTGGATATGTTACCGGTAACCGCCACGCCGTTGATTCCTTGCGCGTTGCGTACGTCGGCGCCTTTCAGCAGATTATTGATAAAGCTGCGAAACCACGCCGCGTCCCAGTCCTTCGGGATCGAGAGTGCGCTAGCTCCGGTCAGGCCCGGCTTCGAAACTAGTGCGAGAGCCATGCTACCACTTGCAGTATTCGACTTCGGCGGTTACGTCTACCGCGAACGTCGGTGACGGATCCGTTATACGGAACTGCATCACCAGTGCGTAGTATTGTCCGATGTTCCACCAGATCGCGCGGTTCGCCGTGTCGCCTGGCAGCCCGAGCGTTTGAGAATCGTCCGCCGCTGCGTCAAACGTCTCGCCCCAGTTATCCGATACCAGCAAACTTATGCGCGGCGCGACGCCGGGCGTCGGGCCTTGTCCGGCAGTCACCACCGCCTCAACGCGGCGCACTATCTGGCGGTTGTTGTTCTTGTAGAGCGGCTGCATCGTGAACGCACACACGACCGGCGCATTCGCGTTGCCAAACTCTGTCTGCACCGTATCATCAAGAAAGCCGATGGTACCACTCTCCGAGTCGCCGACTAGCTGCTTGCCGAACGCATTCAGATAAGACAAGCCGCGATACTGCACCTCTTGGCCGTTGACAACTGATACCAGATCAAACCACTGTTGCGTCACGCAGTCATATACCAGCGTGCGCTCCGCGAGTGGTATTGTGAGAATATAGAACGGATGTCCGTTCCAGGTCGGGCCGCCGGCCGGCGAGGACAGCGCATACACGCCAACTAACAGGCCGTTCTTGTTTGCGGTCGACAGCACAGCTTCCACGGCCGCCGTCGAGATGCGTACCGGCGTCTGGCCGTTGCGTCTACGTACGGTGAGATCGTTCGCGATCCACATCACCGAGTTGTCCTGCAGCGCGATGCTGAACGCCCCCTGCGGGTGCACGCCATACGGCATATACGTGTCTGAGGCCGCGCTGAACGGTGTGCCGGTCGGGTTGCCGGTGTTCACAAACCCTTCAGACGAACGCGAGCCGAACATCAAGATCTCGCGGTGGTCGACGCACATCCCATAGAACGGATCGGTGCCGAACTGCCGATTGAACGATGCGGCAGTGGTGAAGGTTATCTGCGTGTTGCCAGACACCTGTCTACCGTCGTCGTTGAAAAATGTGAACGAGCCATTGCCGCCATTGTTATTCGCCAGGAACACAATGAAGGTGTCGACGTACCAAACGTCAATCGCACCACCCAGCGCCAGAAAGAACGCACTGGTCAGCTGCTGCAACCCGCCACCGCCAGCGAACGGCGTGTAGGTGAAGCAGGTGTCGGTGCCGGGAACGAGTATCACCAGGCACGCCTGGTTGTCCGTCATCCGCACGAAGCCGTTGCCGATGATCCCGCCCACGGACCCCGGCACGAGCGTGAATATGCCTGCGCTGCTAACCGTGAAGAGATCGAAGCCTACCACCGCGTAGACGGTGCCCGCCATCTCCCACATGCCGCGCAGCGGGTTGGTCATCCCGCTCGGCGTGAACGGCGCGATGCCGGGCCAGCGACGTAAAATCGCCGGCTGGCTATCGTAGACGTCGTCCGGCTGCGTCTGCTGCGCGGGCTCCGCATAGCAGCCTACCAGCCGCTTCGATCCCGAACGCAGGTCAGAAGTGAACTGATACGATGCCAGCGGCAGCGGTACGGTGGTCGGCTGAGTCTGCCCCATTCTAAGGTATGAACTTAGAGCCTTTCGATAGGTTTTCTGGACCTGGTAACACTCTAAGATTCTCCGCAACATGCAGCCCGCTTACGAGTTTACCTCGCATCGGGATAATGTGATCTACGTGATGCTCCAGCCCGGTCGCCTTTGTGATCCGGTGCGCTTCATCGTAAAGCTTCCTGATTGCCTGTAGGTCCGCCCACGGCGGAGTTCGCTGCAATCTGTCAGCAAACCATTTAGCCCACTCGGCGTTCTTTTTGCCGCGGTTCCGTTTCCGGTAGCCTACGTTCGACGCGGCGCGCTGTTTGCGACGGTGCTTGGCAAATATCGCATCTGATTCACGCCTTGCCTTACGTTTCTCTTCAGCCTGCTGTCGCTGCATTTTACCGCACTCGACACACGTCTGGTTCGCTATATGACGCGGACCGACGTGACCGCGGCTACACGGTTTTCCTGAAATATAAAATTTCTCGCCTCGCGCTCTCGCGTCGTCGCGAGCCTTTTTACCGGTGTGAGATAAGCTCATACCGTCAGAATAATCGAAAAGTGTACTAGTGTCAAGGTCCGTGGGGTGGTTATAAGTCTTTGATTATCAAAGCCAATTTGGTCCTCCCCAAGGACCGCCCTGACTTCTTGAAAGTTCTCCGAGGTCGCATTCCGTGTACTTCAGGTATCGCTTCGTCAGCCGGCGCATCGCGCCCTTGATCAAGCTACCCAAATCAAAATCGCTATCGCCCATAGACGGCGGAATTGTCACGCCGTACCGTGCGGATAACCAACCGGCCAGAACGTACTTGACGTCGGCGATGTCTTCGTCTTTGAGAGGCGCTAAGCTGTTCAGCTGCGCAATCGTCTGCGGGTACCAGCCAATATTCCTCCAACCGTCGCGCATCTGCGTGAGCAAGTTGTCGTTGAGGATGGTCATCCCGTTGGCGGACTGCGTGGGCGTAGGTTGCCGCCCCTCGCGTACGACGCCAAGAATCTGGAAAGCTTCGGTGATGATCTGCTGGTTGGTCTGAGCCATTGTTCCTCTGTTAAATTCGGTGCGTCCGTTGCTCTGAACGGTTTGCAAAAGTCACGTCTTCTTAAATGGGTGGACGTTCACCACAAGCGCCTACTGGGTGAGGGCAGCGGCGCTATTTCTTCTTTTATTGCACGCGGAACCAAGTACGCGGAGAGACCGCAGCGCCCGAGGCCGGCTGGAAGCCGTTCAAGGTGTACTTGTACTTGATGGTGTTGATCGCGCTGCCGCCCGTGGTGGAGGCCACCACAGTGATAGAGGCCGGGACGCCGAGTCCGGCCGTCGCAATCGTGTCACCCGTGTTAGCGTTGACCGCGGTCAAGGTGATGACCGAGCCTACAACCGCCGCCACGTTGCTGATCTCAGCACAGGCACCATCCACCGGATTCAGTGGAAGGTTGACCGTGAGAGAGACAGCAGCCGTAGGCTGCAGAAGCAGTTGGTTCGTCTGCATGGTGATAGTCGACCCTGTCACCAGGGTAGCTCCACCGTAGAAGTCAAACGGAACGCCAACCACGTCGCCATGCCCATATCCAACTTGATAATTAGCCATTTTCTATTCCTCTAAGTTAGATTAAGCCGCCGACGCGACTTCGATGTTCCGCACGGCCAGCTCGGGGTAAGCGAGCACGGCGCCGACAATCGAGTCGAGACGAGCCGGGAGTACGTCGTTAGACGGATCCCACTGTTGCGCGAAGCGGATGTTGTACCCTTCGAACGCTTCCGCAGCCGTCATCTTGACGAGGGGGCTGAGGTCGAGCATCGGGGGGTTCGCAAACACAATCGCGTCCCGGTACCAGCCGAGGGACTGCTTGATCAACGCGCCGTTCAAGGCCGCGATGGGGGCGGCGCCGCTCTGACCGAAGACACTGATGACAGCGCCCGCGGCCGGAACGTTGTCCACGTTCTGGTACGCACCGCCAGTGATGATGCCCGGGGCGATGGGAATCGAGATCGCGCCCGCGGTGTCACTGATGGTCGCAGTCACTACGAACTGCTTGGGTCGGCCCAAGGACGCCTTCGTCTCGGGGTCGACTTCATTCACGCCAGCGATGGAAATCACATCGCCCGCGTTCAGGGTGGTGCCACCCGAGGTCCAGCCGTTGGTGTTCAACGTGAACGTCGAGACGAACGCGTTGCCGGCACCGGGGTTGGATTGACCGGCGCCGTTCACAACGGGAGCTGCGGTCGCGCCGAAAGTTCCGATGACGTGCGTCGGCAGCTTCGTGTTACGGAAGCAGACGTAGCCAGCGGCCTTGTCGGAGATCACGCCTTCCAACCACTGGTCGGAAATCGTGGACTCGGGGCTGAAGAGACCCTTGTTGTCACGGACGAAGTACCGCGAGGTTTGCGGAGTCGCCGTGAAAGTGCGCCGGTCGTCTTCGGGGGCCAGGGCTTCCGTCAGATACTGCTCGTTCTGCAGCAATTGATCGTAGGTTGCCGTGGTGTTGAAGGCGCCCGTGAACTTCGGCACGTTGTTGACTTGTCCCGTGGTGAAGTTCTCGATGCCGGCCGCCAGACGCGCCATTGCAGGTTCGAGCACTTGTTCCTGGAAGTTGTTCAGCAACATCGCGCGCTCCACCGAAGTGAAGTTGATGTCGACGCCGAGCTGCTGGTTGACCAACAGGGTAGCGAAGCGCTGTACCGAGTTCTGTGCATTCATCTGCGGGCCGGTACGAAGTGTGTACTGGAACGGCAGACGGATCGAGAGCTGTTGACCCAAGATGACCCCGTTGATGGGGCCGGGCAGCAAGCTCTGATAGTCACGGTTCGTGCGACCCGTGAAGTTGCTCTTGGCGTGCAGCAAGACGAGAGCCTTGCGAGCGACCCATTGAGCGGTGATGAGTGAATTTGCCATTGATCCTTTCCGATTTGTTTTAGTTCAGTCCGCGCATCTTCCGAGCCTGTTCGCGGGCTGACTGTTTGCTTCCTCTGTGCTGACGCGCGAATTCTTCCATCGACATGTTTGGGTCGAGTGGGTCGCGTGTCTGCGCACGTCCGCCACCCTTCGTCGGGGTGGGGGGAGGAGGCGCCGTGGTGATGGACTTCTTTTGCCCTGGTTTCGCATCGGGCTTAGAGCCGTTCTGCTTTGATCCTGAAGCGGGTGCCGCTTCTGCCTCTATCTTCGCGATCATCTTCCCGATGGTGATGCACTGTTGGGCAGGTGACTGCTTAGCGGTGCGAACCGCCAGCGCAGGATCCTTTCCAAATTCGTACAACAGTCGGGCAGTGTGCTCCGATTGAGCGACAGCAATGCCGGCGTCCGGTGACAGCTGGTTTTGAGCCAACACCGGATTCTCAGTCACGACCTTCTTGTAATCGGGATGCGCTTTCGCAAACACCTCGATCTTCTCTTCGACCGCCTTACGTCGCTTCACAGCTTCGTCCTGGCCGGTCATCTCGCGAACTGCTTCACGAGTTCCGATCCTGATCTGATTTTTTGTCCACTTCTGCATCTTGACGCGATACTTGTCGTTGTCGAAGGCGACGTCCTCGTCGGATAGGTCCGGCATGGGCTCGTCTTCGTCAGCGTGAGGTGCAGCTGCAGCGGCGGTCTGTTCGGCCGTGGGTTTACCACCGCCCTTCAACCGTTCTAGCTCGGACAATGCGTCTTTGAGCTGGCTCTGCATGTGCTTGCCAAATATCTTCGTGCCTTCGAGCAGATCGTTCAGCTCTACTATGCGTTCCTCAGCAGATCCTTTCTTGGGAGCCGGCCGAGCGGGTGACGCCTCTACGTCATCTGCATCGCCAGTCAAATCCCCGTTGGGGTCTGTTTCATCGCTGAGTTCGACGGCTGCGGTGGACGATTCCGCGTCTTCGTCCGAAGTCCCCGCACCAGAATCGGTCTGGTCGCCGAGTGTTCCGTCTTCGTCAACGATGGGGGCATCTTCGTCGACCAACGGATCCGAGGCTGCGGCTGCAGCACTGCCTCCCGGAGTGGCATCAACTTGGCCCGCGGCGACCGCAGCTACTGCGGCGGCATCGGCGACACGGGCGGGTGTAGCACCGCGAAACGGGTTCAACTTGTCGTCGACCTGTTTCTGCGGTTGCTTTTCGTAATTCTCCAAATCCTCTCTCGAAAAGGCCATGATTGTCTCCTAATTACACGGCATGCGCTGCCGCGAGGCGGTCTCACCAGACGTTTATCTACTCGTAATCGTCGTCATCATCCTCGTCTTCGTCATCCTCATCCTCATCGTCGTCCTCTTCACCGACGACGGGCGCGCCATTAAGCGCGCAGCAGGCGGTGCCGAAGGTGCGAAAATCTCCCTTACCACAATACAACTCACGTCCTCGACTGTCGGGCGCGACCGCCGCGGAAGCGTAGGGACAGCGGTGACAGCCAAAACCTTTGCCGTTCTCGGCTACGCCATAACCCGCGACTTCTGGACTCTTCTCGCGTAGAACCATCTCCGGGTCGCCAGCGCAAGTAATCTCCCAGTCGCCGCAGCTGCCTGCGTCGCGGTCAATAGTAGGGATCTTCACCAGCAGGCACTTGACGCCAACCGCCTGGTTGCATCGGCCGCAGTTGTAGTCGCCGCGATCATCGTAGGTTCGCGTGTTGCCGGTGAACATATCAGCGAACTTAAAGTGACCAGCAAACCTGTCACGGTTGTGCTGTTCGATCACCTCTCGCGCTGCGCTGGTATCTTTTGGCTGAATAAACAGCCCGTCTTTCCCGCGCTCTGGATTCGTCACCTCCCGAGTCGGCGGTTTCTTAACCGTCACGACCGGGATGCCAAGAAACTTGATCATGCCGCCTTTTTCGCCTTCTTAGGCTTCGCGGCGGCTAGCGCCTTCGCAGCGGCGACCTTGGCGGCATTCAGCTCCTGCTGATGCTTGAGAGCCAGCGCGTGCTTCTGCTGCATACGCTGCATCTCGGCCTCATGCGCGGAGGCGGCGCGCTGTTGTTCGGCCTCATGTTGCTGCTGGGCGCGCTGATGTTCAGCTTCGTAGGTACGCGAGGCGACAGCTTGATCCGCCAGATGCTGGCGGGCGGCGTGCACAACGCCTTGAGTATGTTGCTGATCAGCGTGCGTCAGATCCTGTAGATTGCCGACATGCTTGGCAGCCAGGTCCATCTGCGCCGATTTCGCTTCAGTCTGACGGTCCTGCGCGTCGGCGCCAATCTCGTGCGCTAGTTTGATATTTGCTAGGTGCTTACCGGCAGTCTCAAACTGGACTTTCTGCTGCTCCGTTGAGCTTACCTGAGCGCGAGACTGAGCAATGGCTGCGTCCGCCGTCATCTTATCTGTCTTACCTTTCAGCAGAGACATCTCCAACTGCTGTTGCTGCTCCTGCATCTGTTGCGCCTGATTCTTCTGCGTGCCGACGCCGGCCGCTTTTTCCTTCTCAGTAGGCTGGATGATGCCCTGCTGTATCAGCGGGATCCGCAACCGGTTCGCCATCTCTTGCGCGTCAGGCGAGTCGATGTTCTTCGCGATCAGGTCGCTGATCATCGGCGCGTTCTGCGGCATCGCTTCAGCGAACGATATCAACGTATCGAGCGCTTCTTGGCGCGCGGACTGGAAGCTTGGGCCGATGGTGACTTCAACGTCATACGAACCCTGCGACAGATCGTTCATCACGTCGCCGGTCAGGTCGTTCTCTTTGTTGATCTCGACCATCTTCTCGACGCCGTCGTGACCAATTATGCGCTCGACACGCGCCGAGTCATAGACGGATGGGATCATGTCGACAAACATTTCCCAAGTGAGCTGCAGCGCCGAGCTGAAGCCGTCAATGAATTCGAAGCTGCCCAGGTCCGAGCGCTTCGTGTGTTGCACGAGCGCTTTGCCTGAGACGCGGTTCATATCCTCAGCGTTGCCGAGAGCCGGATCAAAGTATCCAATGGTGGCCTGGATGTCTTGTATAGACATTTGGGCGAGGGCCATCGCACCCTGCGGCAGGTCGAGTGGCTGCGTGCGGAACGGCATGCCGCCTTCCGCGTTCTTGTCGACGTTGTACGGCAAGTACGGGCGCGAGGCGACGTTCGCCTGGTTCCACTCGTTCTCGTAGCCCTTGATCATCGCCTCAGTGACGAGGTACGGCGCCTTCGGCAGGAGCGCACTGCGCTCGATCATGTCCGAGGCGCGGGAGTTGTAGCTGCGCTGCGCGTCTTTGGAATGACGAATCAGCGACTGGAATTTCTTGCGGCCTTCGATGTTGATGTAACGACCGGGGCAGCGCACGACCGGAATTCTCTTCCAGTCATAATAGTACGGGCCTTCGAGCACGGTGGAGCCGTCGATCTTGGCCCACATGACCTGCCACTTCGTGGTCTTACGGATCATCGGTTTGCCGGTCTTCTTGTTCGTCGCGATGCGCGTGACACCACTCTTCTCGAACGTCAGACCGTGATCTTCGAGATGTTGTTCGGTGGCCTTGAGATCGGCGTCGTACTCGCGCACGGTGCCGTCGGTCATCTTCGCGATCCACTTCTCACGCGGCACGCGCTCGAAGTATTCGGCGATGCGAACTTCTTTGTCAGTGAACCAGCCGTAGCTGTCACGCGAGACATCGAAGCTGTTCATATTTCCGTCCGGGTACAGCGACTCGTAGATCTCGTCGGAGATGCGCTCCGCCACGATGCAGCGGTTGGCGTCGGCCGCGCACGCGTCGGCGCACTGCGGATCCCACACGACGGTCTGCGGGTTCGAGATGTTGAGGACGCGCAGCACTTGGTCGAAGGCGCCTTCGCCGTCGTCTTGCATGTAGGTCGGCATGATGCGCCACGCACCAAAGCCGCCAGCGACGGCGAACTTGAATTGTTCTTTGTAGATCTGATCAGCGCGACTGCACTGCTCGATGGAGCGGCACAGGCCGGCAAACACGTCTGAGATTGCCTCAGACGCGCCATCGGACGCGGGCCGCACCTTGCCGGCGGGGCGAGTCTGACGCATGTCGGCCACCACCATGTTCACTGGCTGCAAGCAGCGATTGAACGTGTAGCACGGCTTGCCGCGGCGATTTTGGAGCACGACGGGATCCCACTGCCCCATCGCTTCGGCGTTGTAGATGAAGTTCAGATCTTCGGAGTGCATGCGACGATTCTCTTCCCACGCACCGACACCTTCGTCATAGAAGTTGCGGATGCGCGAGAGGAGACCTTCGTTGTCCTTGATCTGGAACCCAGGCGAGTCGGGGAGCGTGCCGCGTTGTCCCGGCACGTCCCCGATCAGATCCCAGTTATCGCCTGCGTTGCCGCTCATTACGTGGGCATCTCGTCGATGATAGCGCGCTGGCCGTCGCCAACGAAGACGCCGTCAAACGTGTTGGACGGGATGTACTTCGGCGGTCCGTAGTTCTTCCACTCGTGCACGGGTTTCTTATCCTGTGTTTTTCGGCCGCTGTCGACCAATCGTTGGTACTGGACGCGGACCTGGTTGCGAATCGAGTTGTTCTTGAAGTTGAACGGAGCGACTTTGCCCTTGCGTTCGACGACCAGATTGTTCGCGCCGGAGGTGACGTGTATGGTGTACGTCCCCAGCTTCATCTTGCGGCCGTTGTTGTCGACGCGCCGCGGATCTTCATCCTGCTGACACTCTTCGACGATCTTGCCATCCGATGCCGGACGTTTCGTGAAACGCCAATCTACGGTCTGCGTCACCGCACCCGTCTTCTCGTCTTTGTGCTCGATCTTGTGGGCCGCTTGCTGTCGCAGGCGGATGCCCTCTTCGTGCACCAGCTTCAATGTAACGCTCATTTGGTCTCACCCTCTGTTGAAAAATTAACCACTCCACACTCCGCCTTGCGTCGCCATCTCAGGCACCCAGCTGAACCACGGCAAACCGCCATCGCTCGCGGGCGGCGCTTTCGCCACATCAAAACCGCTCATCACGTTGTAGCGCGAGGCGTCCATGAGGTGATCGTTTTTCTTGATTATGTTGCCTTTCTCATCGCGACGATATAGACGCACCTCTTTGAACCAATTCACGCAGGTGCTGAAGATGCGCAGCTGCTGCGTCGAAAGCATGTCCCAGGTCTGCACCAACCCGGTCACAACAGTGTTGTCGGCCTTGCTGACCTTTAGCCCGAGGTTGCAGTACGTGTCGATCAGCAATTCGCCATCGGTGCCGCGCGCTTTCTGCGCCGCAGGGTCTATCACGCCGTGAATCCACGGACCGCGCCGATTGATCGCTGCGACATGTACTGCAGGGTCGGCTTGACCGCGATAGTACTCGTCATACATCACCGCCGGGTACCGTTGGTTGCCGGCGGCGTCTTTGAATCCGTTGTCGATGTCCCAAGCGAACCAGCACACCGCGGTGCAGTTCCAGCCCGGGTCCATTCCGTACGAGCGCGGCCAGTGGGCCGGGATGTCGAACGGTTGAATCATCATCACGTTCTCGGGGATCGGGTAGATCGCGCCGACGCCGTGCCCGGGTATGCCGGACTTACGTGCTTGGAGCTGCCACGCCGGCACGCTCGACAAGATTTTCTTTTTCTCCGATTCGGTCAAATGAGCGACATCGTCCATGTCTAAAAAAACGCATGATTTAGACATTTACGCCACCGCGAAGCTGTGTTTCTTTTACCTCACTCATCGACGACCGTCTCCTCTTCCAGCTCCCACTGCTCAGTCGGCATCGCGTCTGGCTCGGGCGACAGCTCGGGCATGAACGTGATCATCAGGTCCGATACGCCCAACAGCGGCGTCTCTGTCAGCACCAGCGTGCCGTTCACTTCGCCGGGCACCGTGCTCATGAGCCGCATGCCGCACTCGGCGTAAATTTCCAGCTTCGGCTCTTCGTCGAGGTGGATCCTGTCCTGGCGCGTGCCTTGGAAGGCTTCGCGGCCCTGATCGTACGACTTAAACTGCAGCGTAGAGATGCCGCCGGACACGTGACGCACAAAAACCGACTCGAACGCATCGGCGAGACCGTGTTTCACCGTCCGCCGCACCAAAAGGTCGCCAGGAATCATCCCGGTGCCGTACGCGGACTCAACGCCGGGCTTACCGCACATCTTTTCTTGTAAAATGTCGCGCGTGTTCTTCGCGGTATCGGTCGCCAACCACATATCGATGGGTCGGTCGTATCTTCGTCCCGGCCACCAGTCAGGGTACAGCCCGGTAAGGTGCAGCGCGTCCGCAAAACAGCCGCAGTGCGTCTTACCCGTTCTGTTTCCACCGAAAAGTGCAATTTCATCGTCCTTCGCTTCTGAGGCGAAGAACTGCATCTGCTTCGGATAGTGCGCCCGACCGAGCGGGCAGTTCTTTAGCGCCGGGTGGTCAATCGGATCCTGAAACCAGGTCACTATTTGGGTCTGATCCTGGATTTTCGCTCGCTGGCTCAGGATCTGGATCAGTTTCGTGGTCTCTGCCAGACTCAACGAGCTGATATTCTGCTTCGATAACAGACTCGTCAGCTGTGTCGGCAGCGGCGAGTAAACCCTGTCGATTAAATCTCGATAGGATTGTGGAAAGTTGCGCATGGGCCTGGTCCAACGTTAGGTTTTGCTTCACGTTGAGATCCATTTTTAGGTTCTCACCGAATTTTTCAGGAAAAAGGTTCGCAGCGATGCGCCCGAGCATCTTGGCATCGCCCTTTACAGCTGACGCGGAGGCTGCGTGGTCAAAAACGCTGCGCGCGATCTGATGCGCGTCATCAAACCCTCTCTGAAAATCCGAATTTGCCGACAGCTCCTTGTGGAACTGTACGTTCGTGGCGCCGACTGAGCGTAGCGCCTGCTTCACGTCGGCGGTGTTCGCGTACGTGATCAGGAAAACTCGCTGCTTATCATCCGTCCAATCGAATTCGTCCGTCACCTGCTGCGTGCGGGCAATGCCCATACTCTCTTCGAGCCGGTTCACCGCCTCGCGGAACGTCGTGTTCCAACTGAGTATCGCCAAAAACTCTGACTCGGTGCGCCCGAGCGCTTCGGCAGCGAGCGTGAAGTCTTTCAGCTCCGCGTACTTCTCAAGAAATTTCTTCTCGGCGGTGCTCGGCTGCGCCGGACCTGCCGGCGCGGTGTTTTTCTGCGTGTAGTTGCGCCTGCGCGCTTCTTCCAGCTCCGGTACGCCTTTACCGTACACCGGAACCAAACCTTTCTCGACGCGTTGGCAGTCGACGCAGATGCTGCTGTTCGCTACGTAGCGAGCGGCGCGGTGACCGGTGACGCATACGGCACCGGTCCAAAAGTGTTTCCAGCCGCGCGCCTTCGCCTCTTCAAGAGAGACGAAGCGCGTCGGCTGGTAATTGTACATGTCCGGCCGGCCGTCACGCAGTGGCGCAACGGTCTCGGGCCGGATCTTCGGCCACTTGTCACTCATGCGCGGTGCCAATCCTCCGAACCGCTCATGAAATTTCCCTTCCTGTCGTAGCCGGCGCTCTGCTGCCACATCAGGCACTCGTTCAGTGACTCGTCGGGGTCTACGGAGTAGATCGCTTTCTGCCAGACGAACGCGAGATCGCCGATGCCAGGAAATCCTACGCGGTCGAAGTCAACGAGCGTGGTGTTGCGGAAACTGAATTCCACCACATCGCCAGGCTTTACCTGCATCGGAATAATTTGTCCGGTCTCAGCACCATCCTCGAACCACAGCGTGCGACCCGAGAGTTTACTGGGCGCGAACTGCATGATCTTGCCGTCCGGCCCGAGCACAGGTGGCCCATCGCTGATGGATTGCTGAAACGCCACTTTGCGCCGCTGGCGGCGGCCGTAGCCAACACCAACAACCACCCCTTTATGAATTTCCACCCCCGGCGTGAGTAAAGTAGGATGGACGTACGGTAAAACCTTCACCAAAACCCGGTCGCGTAACACGCGCACGCGCTTGCCGATTTCTTCCAGCTCTTCTGTGAGCATCATGCGACTTCTCCGACGATAGCGTCGACGTCGGTGTCGCGCATGAGGCGTATCTTTCTGCCTACGCCATAGTCAGAATCCATGCCAGCGGTGGCGGCGAAAGTGACTACGTCGCCAACTTTCGTCTCCATAGGTGTGCGTTCGCCGAGCGGGAGCATTCGTCCAGGCCCGACCGCGACCACCTCTCCTCGTAGCGTTCTTTGCCAATCAGGGAGTTTTATTACTCCCTCCGCTTTATCCAGGAGCGCCACCGCCACCAGATCGTCAAGCAATCGCTGACTGAAATCTATCTTCGCCATGTTCTGTACCTCTCACCTTACAGAATGAAAAATTTAATACGCGAGGCCACTCACCGTTGCGAGGGCGCACAATTCAATGACTGCAACCACGGCGGTCGACGTGAACGGCTGGCCCGTGACGGAGTCAACGGCCGTGAACTGCATGCCGACCTGGCACAGCTGCGAGCCGATGTACGGGAACGTCATCTGCCACGCGGAAGCCAAAACCTGCAGATACATGGTCGCAGCGAACGCAGGATACGTAAACGGCGAGCCAGCCGAGCCTACAGCGCCGGCCGGGTTCAATGTGATCGGGCCGCAGTTGGGCAGCACGACACTGTTCGTGATGTCATCGATCTCGATGCTGATCGAAGTCGGAATGACGGGCGTGTTCGTGTGATCCACGAACTGCAGATCCATGAAGATGTCCGTGTTCGGGTACGCCTTCACGTTGGCGTACGGCAGAATCGGAGACCCTTGCAGGTATCTGTTGCCTATGACGGCCATGTCAGTTTACCGCCAAGAGCGGTCGAGTCGGATGCCGCAGTAGCAGACACCCAAACGAATTTGAGTGAGGATGATCATCGCAACCCTTTCATCTTGCGTTCGCCGCTCTTGCCTTTGAATTCACGCACCGGCCGAGCCGATAGAACGTGCTTCGCGCGAGCGTGGACGGCAGTGTGCTCCGCCGTGGTAATGTGACCCGAGACCCAGCTGTCTGTCGCGTTGCGCATCGTGCGCTTCGTGTCTTCCTTCACGCGCTGCTTCTCGGTCGGCTCTTTGTAGGACGCCAGCTCTCCGTGCTGTTGGCCCTGCTCGGTCACTGATTTCTCGCCCTTCGATTTCTTGGCGCGCTTTTTGTCTTGCCCTTTCGGGGTTCTGCTGACGCCGAGGATGGCGCCGAGCATGGGTGCGATCTCAGCCACCACAGCCTCCTTGTCCTCCAGTCACTTCGAACGCGCTGGTAGCAATCGCAGCGTTGCCGATGAACTGCAGCCACGCACCGATTCCTTCGATGTACAGCGTCTGTCCAGCATTCACGCCCAACTGGTTTTGGACTGGCGTGCCTAGCACTTGGGCTGCCGGCGCGGATGGGGCGGCGGCGTTGCCTGCAGCCCACTTGATGAAACCAGAAACGCCCGCGGCCGCTCCAGCGGCTCCAAGCGCACGAATGCGCCAAGACGTAACGCCTGGTTGACGGCCGTCGATGACGACCGCGGCCGAGCTATCCACCACGTAGGTGGCGGTCTTCGGTTGGAACGTTGTATCTACACCCATCTTAAGTCTCCGGGGCTACGTACGTGTTTCGTTGACCGTGCGCCCACTTATCCAGCTCTCGCTTGCGATCTTCTCGACCCTCTCGAGTTTTATGCGCGCGTTTGTGAGCGCGTTCATCGGCGTGCATGAATTCTTTAGCGACCGCAACTGAGGGGCCGTGACCCGAGGATGGTTTAAATCCATGAGCCACAGCCCGCATCAGTTTCGCTTGAGCAGGGGACTTGCTTGGCACTTACCGCTCGGTGAGCGCTTTGTCGCCGTGCTTGTCGCCGCGACCGCTCACGGCATCTTTGTAGATGCTGCGCGCGACGCCATTCAACTCGCTCTCGCCGCCCGAGTCACAAGTGTCGGAGTGCGGAAGTGCGGTCTTCTCGGCAACACCCTTGCGGCTCGCGCCGTGAGTGCCTTCAACGCCGGCTCGACGGCCCTTCAAATACTCTTCGCCCTTCATCTTGGCGCTTTCGGATTTACCCATGTGAAAAAATTCCTCTTGATTGAATCGAAAGTTATTACGCGGCCGTGATGGTGCCAGCGTAGATACTCTGCATGGTGACGGTCGTCGGAGATGTGACGGTCACAATGAACGCGCGCTCGGTGTTGATCGCAAGCGTGTTGGTGCCGGTGATCGTGACTCCAGTTCCGCCCGTGAGCGTGATCGCGCCCGCGGTGTTGTTGAAGTTCAGGATCGTCAACGTGTAGACCACGTTAAACAGGTTCGGCACGCCGGCCGGTGGATTGACGCCCGCGGCAAATGCACCGAGACCTTGCTTGTACGCCGTCGCCACCGCCTGTTGAATCTGCGCGATGATGTTGACTGCGGTGTCTGTCGTCAGCGCTTGCGCGCCGGCTTGACCACTGAAGCTCGCGTACACATCGCCGGCACCTGCAAGCAGTGTCGCGGAGATCGTGCCACCGTTCTGCGTGGAGCTGTTGATCTGCGACTGCGGCAACACGGAGACCGCGTTGTAAAAATCGTCTCGAAAGACGCCTAATGCTGTCATGAAATTTCCTCGCGCCTGCGCGCAATCGAATCGACGCCGCCAATTTTAATTAGCGGATAAGCAGCAGAAAGTGGTTTAACTATCTGCATGAAATCTGGTTTCTAACAATCCGCCCCGCTGCCGTCTTCGGTGAGGTAGTGGAAGATCATGGCGTGGTCAACGCGGTCCAAGTAGTGCCGCTGCCTGCTGATGTGTTGACGTAAAGACGCGCGCCAGCAGCACCAGTGGTGTTGCTGTAGATCGAACCTTCTGCGGCTGATAACGTCGGCGGTCCGGTCCCGAAGAACACACCAAGATTTGCCGTGGAACTGACGAGTGTTCCGCACGCCACATTACCGCCAGCAGAAAGCGCGCTTCCCGTGGCCGAGGTGAACTGTGCAGTAGATCCCCCTGGGCCGTTTAAACTGAATGTTCCAGCGCCCGCGGGATGAGTTAGACGGAAATTACCGGAGCCGTCGATATTCAGGCCCCAAATATTCGTGTTGTCGGTCAGAACAGCGTGCGCGCTGTTAGCATTCATCAGCACCAGAGAGCGAGTGCCGACGTTAGCAACTTGACCCAGCGCCGCTGATTCCTGACTTGCTTGGCCAATGACCATGCCAAGTGCTACGGGAAGTTGCATCGCGCCGTTCGTGTCATGCCAGAAGCATCGACAGCCAGCGTCCATCGTCGGGAAGGCTATGCCGTTGTTAGAATCAGCAGAGAAGAAGACGTTCTGCGTCGGATTGTAGCCAGTACCAAGTGTCGCATTACCTTGGATAACGATAGCGTTAGTAATCGTTGTATCGCTGAAATGGTCAATGATATTGCCGTCGCAGGAAGCCTTATAGCCACGGAAAAGCATCGAGGCTGCGGTGGTACCATTGGCCCTATAGTTGATGCAATTCATCACGCGATTGTTGTCTGCGTCGTCCAGTAGGTAGCCGATGCCAGAGCTATTTGAAGTTGTTCCATCGGTTAGACCGACGCAGTTGATGAGCATGTTGAACGACGAGTTTCCCTGCGGAGTAGTCTGCGGACCGAAGCTCGTAAACCAGAATCCATGCGCCTTCTTCGCTGCGACACTATCGAAACAACGGTAGTAGCACTGCGTGAAGATGTTGTGCTGCGTGTCAACGACCTGCAACTGTCCTTGCTGAAGTGTCGTCGTCAGATAGGCAGCCGTGATCGGATTGAGAACGTAAAGCTGGCTGAACTGGCTGGACTTAACCGAAGTAACCCTTAAGCCAAAGCCTGCGCCATTGTTGGCTTGCAGGAACATTCTCGATACGCCAACGCTAGATATGCCGTTGAGTAATGCGCCGGCCGGGGAGATGACATCGATCATCGCCGCGGTAGGTGCAGACCCGCCTGCCCACGTTAGAGTCGTAGCAGCTTTTTGCGCCGTACCGCCAAATTCAATGTATGTTCCACCTGCCCCAACTAGCGTCACATTGGAACTATTGATGACTAAGCCGACACCGCCTGTGCCGATCCTATAGTTTCCTGCCGGGACCTGTACTTCTGTCGATCCACCTGCTGTAGCGTTGACAGAATTAATTGCCGCATTGATAGCCGCCTGAAGGCCAGCAGTTGAATCAGTCGTGTTAGTCGGATCAACCCCTGCGAAGTCGAGCACGCTCACCGTTTGCGCGAGCTTCGCTGCTACTGTCTCCGGGATAGAGCCAGCAAATGGGGGGTTATAAATTATCGAAGCTGCTCCGCCGCTACCGGCGCTGCCGTACAGGTCGTTGAAATTGTTTTCACACTTATCGAATGCAGATTTCGAAGAATCTCCGCGTCCGCTATTCGCTGGCGTCGTAACGAGATGCTGCTGTGTCACAGCTGACTATCCGCCACGTTCGGAGATTCCTGGTCCGCGGTCCACACCTGCGACGTGTTATCATCGGCGTAGACTTGATCAGCAGTGCGTGCGCTGACTGCGGCGTTCGAGAGTCCCGCCTTGATAGTCCGGCCGTTCTTCGCGTCGAATACGTCCGTGCCGTCGCGCGACGCGTTTGAAAGATTCACGAGCGGCGACTTCGGCTGAGCGACGGGTACGGCGCCGCCGCCGTTCGCGCCCCAGGTGTCGCCACCCATCTGGACCAACGCGAATACGTCAGGGTTCGGTGTCAGCGTCTGACCGCCGTTCGCTACTGTGCGGGCCACTTACATCCCTGAGAGGTTGGGTGCGTTCGCCGGATACGTGACAACGTTCGCGACACGCGCCGTAGCCGACTGCGTGATGCTCGCGGCGGGTGACGGCACCTGCGGGCTCGCGCCGCCGTTCGACGGAATGAATCCGCCCTGGCCGTAAGTCGAATCGCACATGAGCACCTGACCGCGAGACATCTTCGCCATCAGCGAGTCGCCGCCCGCGTTGCCGCCCTGATTCGCCGGACCCGCCCCCTGCAGCGTGGTTGTGTCCTGCAGGTTGGTCGGAATAAGACCGGACGAGATTTGCGTGTGCGTCAATTGCTGTACCGGGTTCTGTGGCGTGCCCGGCTCGGTGCCGAAGCAGTTATCCTGCAGGCCGCCAGGGTTCGGGTTGCCTTGCATCTGCGCGCCAAGCGGCGCCGCGCCTGGCATGCCTACGGATGTGGCGAAGGAGTCGGGGTTTGCGGTCGGTGTCCAGAACGTGTTTGCCATCTCAGCCCCCGTATACCGTCGCAGCGGTCGGCTGCGTGAACGTGTTCATTGGCTGCTGCGTCGAAGCCTGGCTGGCCTCGCCGGATGTCGGTCCTTCGGTTTGGTTCGCGCCGCCGGCACCAAAACTCTGTCCGCCGTTCGCATCGCTGTTGAGTGTGTCGCCGCCGACTTGCGTACCGGAACCGTTACGATCACCGGACGACAACGCGTCCGCCACCGTGCGACCGCCTGGGCCAGTGCCGGCGCCCGCCTGAGACGTCACACCGTAGCCCGACCCTTGCAAGTTAAGCGGCAGCGTGGCGCGCGACGCGGACGCGAGAACGGTGTCACCGCTCGCGTTGTTCGAGTTGGGCGGGAAGAGACCCACGCCAGGATTCACTGGTTGCAGTGTGGCGCCTATGGCGTTGCCGGGCTGCGTGCCTTGGAAGGGGGTGGTGTTGAGCGGCGTGCCGCCCGGAGTTCCGAATATGGTCATCCCTGAAAAATTCCTGTAAGTAACGTCACGTTCGCTGTCGTGGTCGAGCCGGAGAGCGGCGCACTGACTACCGATTCGTTGTTAAACGGTGTCGGGCCGGTCGAGAGACTGTCGTTCGCGTTCGCGATACCGTCAACGAACACTTGGTTGTTGACACCCATCGTAGTCGTGACGACGTTGTTGTTTGCATTCGGCGGCACGGCGACGCCGAGGTTCACCTGCATACCGTTGCCGGATGTCAGCGCCTCGTCCAACGTCACGCCGTCACCTTGGAGCGCGCTGACGCCAACGCTAACGGCCTGACCCGCGATGGTCGCGAGCTGCGCGTTACGCGGGATGATACCGCGCGCCATTGCCTCAAGCACTGGCATCTGTACGCCTGTCGCTTGCATACCGCCAGCGGTAGGCTGCGTGGTGGGCTGCTGAATGAAGCCTGCGCTGGGCGCCTGCGCACCGTTTGCCGCGCCAAAGTTCGGGTTCAGCGGTTGACCAACAACGATGCCGTCGGTCTGGCCGTAGATTGCCATTCTTAATTGCCGCCGTATTGGATCGGGTTCGCGAGCGCAGCCGACGGGTCGGACGCCATCTGCTTGGGATCCAGGAGCTGTGAGCCGCCGAAGTTGGTCGAGGAGTTGCCCGAGCCCGTCGACACCGCCGCGCCGAGGCCGCCGGTCCCCGACACCACGGCCGAGATACCGACGCCGTTGCCGGCGCCGACGCCGGGCCCTGAGACCACGCCGATACCGTTCGTTGCGTTCTGCGGCACGCCCTGGCTTATGGCTTGCAGCAGCGTGGGGTTGCCGTTCGCGTTGCCGACTCCGCCTAGCCCTGCGACACGGTAGGTCTGGTTCAGCGAGATCTCGCCGCGCGATACCGCGGCCATGATCGACTCGAAGCTCGCGTTGTAGAACGCGGGATACGCGACGCCTTGCTGCCCGACCATCGGGCTGTTCACGCTGGTGGGCGGACCAATCGGCGGAACGCCGAGCGGGCCGGCGCCGTTATTACCCCATGTCATGAGAGACTCCTATGCGTCATAAAACAGGCGCTAAGCCTGATAAGGTACCTTTTACGGTACACTCGGGTCTCTCACCACCCGTTCAAAATTCATCCCCAGTATTGACGCGCCCTGGAGGACCGGCTACCGGTTCAGTTACGAGACGCCGCCGCCAATCGCTTTGAATAACATCGAGCCGATGGCAAACAGCAACTGATTCGTGCGGGCTAGTTCCGCCGCGACGATCAGCAACAAAGCCAGCGCAGAAACGCGGTACACCGCGGTGCATGCGTGACGTAAAAAATTCATACTCGTTGCTCCAGCACGGCCTGCGCCCTGCGTTTATCACCCGCTACCGCTGCGACGCAGTGGCCGCGCCACGTCGGAAATTGGCCGACAAGGTGCATGAGCACGTCGATCATCGGTGCGAAGATCTTGCCGCGCAATTTACCTTCGAGAAGCGCGGAGCCGGCGCGTCCGGACATTGATTCGCCGGGCTGGCCGCCAGTTATAGCGGACCCGAGGATGTCGAACGCGAACACAAGATTGAAAACGTAGCCGCTCATCGACATTGGCTCCCTACGCGCACCTTGAAGCCGTGCGCCTTCATCATGATCAAATTCTCGTGGAGCATCGTGATCAGACAGTACGCTGTTTTCCAGCGCTGCTGCACATCGCTCCACACCTGGAACTTCAGGCGGCCGTTCATAGCGCGTCCAGCTCGTCGCGAATCTCTTCGCTGTCCTGGCCGAGGCGCCGCAGCTTGTCGCCCGTGTAGGTGCCGCCACCCTTGTCGTTGACGGCGCCGCCGAGTGTCGCGAAATCTTTGACCGCGTCGACTGGCAGTGTCGCCACATCAAACGCGGTCTTCAGGAGTTTGCCGAAGACGCTCATAGCAGCGCCAGTAGTCGAGCGAGCAGCCGGCGCTTGGCCGCGCGGCGCCGCCATCTCTTGCGGTTCATAGCCTACTCCACAGATACATACCGTTCAGCGTGCCGAGCACGAAGCCGACGAAGAACGTGATGAATATCACCGCGAGGATCATCGGCGCTTCTTCCATCGCTCCAGCGTGCGTTGCACGGTGGCCGTAGCGTTTTGGACTTCGTCTATGTACCACAGAATGCAGCCGTCTATGCGCACGGGCAGCGGCGCCATCTTGCGCGCGAGGAGTCGGCCCAGCTCGCCGTGGCTGCACTTGAAGAGCACCGTCAGGTTCTCTCGGGTGTACATGGCCGGCGGCTCTTTGCGAGGTGCCGGCGGTAGCGTGTACGGTACGAAGGGCTTCTGCGGAGTCTTTGCGTCTGCCCATGCCGCTTCGAGCGCGTCAGCCGCTGATGCCGGAATCTCTGTCATTGGTTTCACCAGGGGCGAAGTTGAAGTCCCCTCCACCCCAGTTAGTGCAAAAAAGGGGTGTGCTGTGAGAATTATGGAATATGACGATGCTGACGATGGTTCCTGCTCTTGGCCGCTGGACCTAACCAATTTCCAACCCCGGCGCGACGATGCGGAGGTAACCGAGACTTCCGATCCCTTAGGGGGTTTCGCGATATCCCCAAGCATTATGACAGCATGGGGGTACCCCCGCACCCGACGGCCAGCAGCCAGGCAGCGGGCAGCGGCCCAGGTCGACCACGATATGGGCGTATCGTGCTCGATGATGGTGCATTCTGCACTCGCACATGAATACTATTCATCGAGAGATGGCATAGGATGAATCTAACCACCGTATCTTTATCGCACCGCACCATACGTCGCGAGGTGGGGGCAGTCCGTGGTCAGAGTGGGGTAGGGCGCAGCCTCATGCGGCACACCCCCAGCGGCTAAGAGTGGGGATAGGCCATGACGATGAATATGATAATGTTGAAGTCTACACTACCAGGCATAGGGCCTATTACACAACTATAGTGTTAATCTCTTCCAAATTTCTTGGGGTTAAAACTGAGTCATTATCATAGTCATCGTCATATTGTTGTTGTTGAGGTCTGACTTGTGTTACTCTGAAGGTATACATAGGAGGGTAGATGGGTAGATCCAACATCATCGGCGGCCGGCCCGCAAGATATAACATAGAGGGGCGGTTCGCTCGGTACAACCTCGAAGGGCCGGGAGCGAAGTCCAACACCACGCCAGCGCAAAAGGTCGCCATGCAGCGGCAGAGCCGCGCGTACGCTAGGATACGAGCGGTAGCAGAAGAGCGCGGCCTTGATGTCACGCTACCGCGTCGGCTGAGCAGCTGGAAGGCGCAGCATAATACGCAGTTGCGGGTGGCCAGCCCCGAGCTAGCTGACGCCGTGCAGCAGCTGCTATGCGAGCGCAAGCAGACCAAGGCGGGCATTATAGCTCACAGCACGTACAAGCGCACCCCTCTGCCAACTGAGCCAGCGGCACGCGAGGCGGAGAGGCTGCGCCGAGCGGTTGCCAGCATGCGCGCACTGCGGCAAAGGCGGCGTGCTGACAAAGCCAACCGCGACCTGGTCCAAGAACTGTGACACACCTCTAGTATCCAGCATCCAGCCGTGTTACTCTGACCTTGTACCCCATAGCTAGGAGCGCGAGACATGAAGACCAAAGGCCAACACCGCGGACACTGCCAGAAATGTGGCGCCATCCAGGTCGTGCTGCCCACGGGCAAGCTGGCCGATCACGGCTACACTGTCCCCAACGGCTACTTCAAAGGCACATGCCAGGGCAGCAACCAACTCCCGCTCCAGGTCTCGCGCGTCATCACCGACGCCATCATCCGCGCGATGAATGACCTGGCCGCACGCAACGAGGTGCACGCCATTGCACTAGGCGCGGGCCAACTCAAGCCCGAGCAGGTGCAGCAGCTCACCGCATGGGGCAGCCGCGAATACACCTACGTTGATCGCAAGCAAGTGCCGATCATGAAGCCCTGGAGCGAGGGCACGGGCGCAGAGCGCACCGAACAACTCAAGCTTGAGATCGGCCAGGCCGAGAGCGATGCCCGCTTCTTCCGCTCGCACGCCAAGAGCATGAGCGAGCTGGCGCAGGCCGTGCACGGCACCGCACTGATCGACCGCGACGCTGAGGAGCTGGCACGCAAGGTTGAGCGCGCTGCGAAGACCGCACCGATTGCCGGCGCGTACCGCACGAAGATCGAGCAGAAACGTGCGCTCGAAGCGCTCGGTGTTGAGTACAGCAAGGCGCGGCGCGTCATCATGGACCGCTACCTGAGCACAGCGCACAGCGAGCGCACCGATGCCGGCAGCAACGTCTACAACAGCACGCCGTTCGACCTGCACTGCTGGAGAGCGAAGCACACCGCGCTGGTGCTAGACACATATCCCGAGCTGGCGTCCACCGTTGAAGCCATCGAGATCCTCGTCATCAATCGCAACGAGATCAAGGCACGGCCGGTGATCAGGTGAGCACCTTTCTGCTACTCGTGCTCGGCATCGCGTGCACGATCTGGTACACCAGGCAACCGACGGCCAAGGACAAGATCAATATTGTGCCGCGCTCACCAGGCTTCAAGCCGCTGCCCATGCAGCGCGCAGCTATCGATGAGATACTGCGCCGCGAACACGACCGTATTGACGCCTACCAAACCCAGTGCTACCGTGAGCACCTCGCGAGCTGCGCGCGAAAGTCGCAGCACCACTTTTCTGTAGACCGAGGATGAAATGAGAAAGTTTGCGTATCTGATAGAGGACACGTTTCTTGCCATCACCATCGGCGGCCTGTTGCTGCTGGCGAGCAATCACGCTCTGGCGGGTATATGAACGAAGAGCGCAGAATCGGCCTAATAGTAGGCATCTGTATAATGGTGGCGTTCGGAACCAAAAACTAGGAGATTGAAATGGCGAACAAATTTGACGGCGATATCCGCCCGCTCTCGAACGATCAGCGCTATATGGGCGTGGTCTTCACTGGCTCGATGAAGAACGCGATCAAGCAGGCAAAGGCCGCGCCTGATCACGGCCTGGCGCCGCGCAATCCGGCGGCAGCTCACGGCATCAGCCGCAACCGTGCAGCTCTCCTGGAGCACCTGAATCTGTTGTCGAAGCCGGCCATCGGTCACGACGTGTACATGCACGGCGTGCAAGGCCCGACTATTCGACGCGGCAGCGACGTACCGGCCGGCTTCTATACGGTCGACTACGCGATTAAACACGGCTTCATCAAGCCGGTAACACAGGCTAATACATGGAGCCGAGCATGAATGACTTGCCGCTACCGCTTGGCACCAAAGTCCGTCCATGGGGAACGATAGGCGCTATCAGCTATCGAGATGGCGAGCGCTATTACATGTTCACCAACGGACCGAATGACGTTGCACTGATGGACGCCCACACTGTGGAAACGCAGTATCTTTGCGGCGGCTCACAGTCCGATGGATCAGGAGACGCAAATGGATAGACAAACACTAATGGATAGGCTTGACGCTGACGGCGCTACAGGCGCTGACCTGTCCCCAGGTGATCCGGTGGCCGCAGCCGCAGCACGATACATTCGCGATCTTGAGAAGGTATTGGAAATAGTTCAGTTTGAACTTTCCCCAGGTCTTGACGCCGCTCGACAGCTTGCGCCGCGTGTTCGTGCAGCTAGGAGGGCGTTGAATCTTCTGCCGCTCATTGGCTCTCCTGCCAGCGGAGGAACTGACGGTGGCTGAAACGAACCGCGAGAAGGTGCTGCGCGGTGAAGTCGTTCGCGTGTCCGATGGGCGTCTGGTTGAGATGCAAATCCAAGCTATCGAGTGCGAAGGGGTTACGCCGAACCCGGTCTACCACTGGCACTGGGCTGCTGTTTTGAATGAGTTGGTCGCGCTCCGCAAGATCGTGGCCAAGGTTGCCGAAGCCAGGGGCATTGACCTTGGATACTCACAGTCTGATGCCAGTTCCGAGCCACGATTGTGAGCCAACAACATACCGAAACGTGCGGCTGTGTCGTGACCACCGAGCCTGGTCACGTCTACACGAAGATGTGCGAGCGACACCGGCACGAGGCGTTCTGCACGCGCGAACATGCGAGCAACCAACCGATTCAACCCAACGACAACTGTGATCTAATAGGAGGATAATATGTGCTTAGACATCGATCCAGAAATCAAGACGCTGAAAAATCGCGTCGTGTGGAAAGTGTTCGACAAGGAAGCCGGCAAGATCGCATCGCTGTACAAGGGCGCGGTTTATCCGAAAGGTAAACTGGTCGAGCGCTCTCCCGGCCCAACCACCACGATCATGTACGACGGGAAAGTCTTCGGCACGCGCGGCCTGCATTTCTTTCGCAGCAAAGCGCTGGCCCTGGCTGAAGCACGTACCTGGCACGGCACATACATCGCAAAGTTTGCGGTGAACCCGGCGGATTTCATGTTCGCCAACAAAGAAGAGGCGATGTACGAGCGCGCCACGCGCATCGGCAACTTCATCAAGGTCGGCTACGGCGATTGACCATCAGCGCACCTGGTCGGCTGTTGACGGCCGGCCAGGCTGTGTTACTCTGGATTTGTACCTACGAGGTAAATCTCCATGACGTTCAACGAGGAGAAATTTGTGCGAAGTCGCCACTGGTTTTGGGCCGCAGTGATCCTGATGTTAGGTGGGATCCTCTACATGGGACTCGCTCCCGCTGCTGAGGCGGCTACTCCGCGTGTGAGCACCCAACCCACTGTTGAAGTCGACGTCGTGCTGAAGACGGACAAAGCCTGGACGCATCGCAAGGCTACGGTAGACGCGTTCAGCGACGCTAAAATAGCTTTGTGCGAAGAATTCAAAGATAACGTGGTAGCCCAGTGCATTGTGCTGGTAGATGACGGCGATGTTCTGATGCTGCCTGTCCGATTGTTAGAGGATAAAATATGAGTCTCGGCGCATCGGCCGAAGACTGGGCACACTTCGATCTAATACTCGGACTAGGCACCAACCTATTACCCTGCGTGCCGGCATCGCCGGACATAAAAGTGGCGGAAGGCTCCGCGCTGGCCGGGAAGGTGGGGAAGATTCCGTCGATGATTAATGGCCGTGGTGAAGCTCATGGCCTATTAGCCTGGCAGAAACGCGACATCACGCCTAGTGAAGTGGCGGAGTGGTCGAAGGATCGCAGATTGAACCTCTGCGTTCGAACCGGCCCTATCAGTGGCGTGTACGCACTCGATATTGATATCGATGACGTGCGCGCTAGCCACGTCCGCATGAGTATCGCGCTCGCGCTCGGTGATCTACCATGCCGCGCACGCGAGAACAGTTTCAAGTCGCTGCTCGTATTTAGAATGGGGGAGCCGTGCAAGAAGCGCAAAATCAAACTAGACGACAACCCAAAAGGTCCGGCAATAGAATGCCTGGCAGATGGTCAGCAATTCGTGGCGTGTGGCACGCACTCTTCTGGCTCTCGCTACCAATGGTTGCCCGAGCTGCCTTCGAGCATTCCGACGATAACTCTGGCTCAGCTGGACTCGCTTTGGTCGATACTGACTACCAAATATGCGAAGAGCGCGCCGATGCCCGCGGCTCCGTTTGTGACGGCTCAGGCGAATTCGATGACGAGCGAGGCGTACGCGACGGAGGTGGTGACGAAGATAAGCGACACCGACTGGCAAGAATTAATCACCGCGCTACGGTTCCTCTTAGATAAGTGCTCCGATAACGATATTTGGAGTTCCATTGGGTATGGATTGCTCTCGCTGCCAGGCTCGCGACCGGCTGAACAGCTTTGGCTTGATTTTTCGCGCAAGGCTGTGGGATACGAACCAGGCGCGGCGGAACAGTGGTGGTCAGCGCATCGCAGCCAGCAGCCTCGTTCAGATTGGCGCCATATTCTGAATCTTGCGCGACAGCGCGGCATGCAGCGCGTCGCCGATGTCGCGGCGTTTGAGCCAATTCCAGAAACTAAACCTGAGCCGCACAGCGATCTAATCGACGTCGTGCCACCGGAGGTACTTCCGGCAGGTGAGAAGCGCATGATCCGGCTGACCGAGGCAGATTTCTCCAGCATCTTGGACGAGCTGGAAGATGTGCTCAACCCGTACGTGTACACGCAAGGCTCCCACCTGGTACGCACGAGCGAGGCACACAACGACGCCGCCATCCAGCGCAGCGCAGACGCGTTGATGTTACTGCCCGCTACCAGGGATTGGGCGCGTAAGCGATTCGGACAGCTGTGCGACTTCAAGAAATATATATCATCGCGCGATGAGTGGGCATCAGTCTCCCCGAGCGCCGAGCATATCAATGCCATGCTGGGGCTGAGTGGTTGGAATATACTGCGCCCGATTGATGCACTAGCACGTGCACCGTTTCTTCGCCCCGATGGCAGTATATGCGACATCGAAGGTTACGACGCCACCAGTCGAACGCTTTACATACCATCCATAGTTTATCCTCCTATCCCTAAAGCGCCGACGCGAGACGACGCACTAGCGGCGTTAGTTCGCATGCGCGAACCTTTTAACGAGTTTCCTTGGAAAGAGGCGGCGTCAGAGAGCGCATTCCTGTCGCACATCCTCGCTGAGGCCGCGCGCCTCGCGATGGAGCGCTGCCCGATGTACTTCTACGACGCGCCGATGGCCGGCACCGGCAAGAGCACGTTGCAAGAAATGGCGGCCAGAATAGTCCACGGCACGGAGCCGGCGCTGCGGCCGTGGGTGGCCGACGAGGACGAGCTACGCAAGTCTCTCTACGCGTGCCTGATGGCGGGCGACCGCTCCATCTGGTTCGACAACGTGCCCGACGGTGTGAAGGTGCGCTCCTCTGTGCTCGAAGCATTCCTCACCAGCGCGGTGTGGAAGGATCGCAAGCTAGGCGAGAGTATGACCACGGCGATACCGAACAAAACGGTGCTGGTGGCCTCAGGCAACAACCTTACGCCAGTCTCTGCGCTTGCGCGGCGCAGCCTGGTGATCCGCCTCGATGCCAACACCGAGCACCTACGTGAGCGTGTGTTCAAGATCGCGAACCCGCGCCGGCACGTCATGGAGCGACGCGGCCAAATGCTGGTGGATGCGCTCACGATCATCAAGGCGTATCTCTTGACCGGCGGTAAGGAACAGATGCCGGTCGCGCTGCCCAGCTTCGAGGATTGGTCACGCCTCGCGCGTGATCCGTTGATCTGGCTTGGCCTCGCGGATCCTGTTGTCACACAGCTGAACGAAACGGATGACGAGTCTCAGCCGCTCGGTCCGATATTCGAGAAGCTGGCAGCCAACTTCGGTGAGCGCACGTTCACCGCTGGCGACATGGCGCGCGTCGTCGGCAGTCTCTCCGATGAGAAGAACGAGCTGAGCGACGCGCTGATGCAGATGGGCTGCATGGAACCCAACAACCCCATCAAGATCGGCTACTGGCTCCGCGCCTCGAAAGATAAAATCGGCAGCGGCTTGAAACTCGTGCACGACGGGCATAGCATGCACGGTGTGAGATGGCGGTTACGAAACACGAACGGAGATCTGACCAATGGCTGAGCAGATGATTACGAACACGCAGGGCGACGCACTGTCCCGATTGATTCAATTGCAGGCCGGACGGCACGACATCCGTCAGACCTGGTCGGGCAACGGTGTCACGGATCTGATAGCGCTGTGCAATGCGCACGCTGTCAAGGCGCGATTGTCCAAGCACCTGTGGACCGGCATGCGTGAGCTGATGCAGATGCCCGAGCTGAAGACACTGCCCGAACCTATCCAGGCACAGATCATGTCCATCGTCTTGTCGGCGCAGGCGCTGGTGGAATTGGACAACGAGAGTCACGCGAAGAAACTCGCGCAGCTGGACAGGCCGAAGGGGCCGCTATGACGCACAGCGCATCGGAGGTCTTCACCATGCAGCTCGCACGCGCGGCTGCCAAGCAGGCCAACAAATTCTTGAGCGCTCGTGGCCTGCAGAAGTCTGACCGCGACGATGTGATCGCGGCCGCGATGTTGTGGTGCTGGGAGAATCGCGACAACTACAGCCTGACCACCACGCTGGAAACTTGGTTCATGAACGCCGTGCGCAACGCTTACCAGGATCTACAGCGCGAGAAGCTGCCGACGTCTGACCAATCGATGGAGCAGATGGGCGGTGGCGACGAAACGTATAGCACCGCCGCTGCTGAGTCCGCCGCGATGGCGCTGATAGGCGCGCTCAATCAGACCGGCAAGATGGTGGCGGTCATGACTATGGGGGGCTACACACGCGCCGAGATGATCGAGCGGGGTATTTCAGAATGGTCTATACGCGAGTCGAAAGATCGCATCAAACAGCTGCGCCGGCTGGTGCCGGACGCTGACGGCGTGCGCCTCATTGCCAGGACGATGCCCGCTGTATCGTCAGACGATACGGACGATCAATTATCGGAGATCGACATGGCTTTGGAACAATTGGATTTCGCACCGCCCGCCGGCAAGGATTGCCCGCCGTGCTTTAGGTGCATGTGGTATTACGGATTCCTGCCAGACGGTAAGCGCGGCACGCGGCTGGAGATCGAAGATCAAGACGTGCGCGAAGCGGTGAAGAACACTGAAGCGCGCAAGATAGAAATTGCACATCAGGTAAGAGGAGAGTGAAATGTCTGTAGATGCAAAGTTGATGACGGTGGTGGGCGCGATCAAGCAGTCCATCGAGCAATCAGGCAGCCCGGGCGTGAGCGTGAACAGTCACCCTAACCCGTTCTTCCTCAACGTGAACGGCGCGTTGGATTTGAAGGCCGCCGCCACGCTGATCGTGCAGCGGCTCGAAGAGTACGAGGCAGCGCTCAAGGCGCGAATCGAGAAGTCGATCAAGGAAGCTGAAGCGAAGGTCGCAGCCGAAGCGGCCAACGTGGCAGCGAACGATACGTCGGCGCCAGTTTAATTTTTCAAACCAACAGGAGTAAGGACAATGGGTTTATTCAAGAACACCGTCGACAGCATCATCGCGGACATCTCCGCGAAGATCGAGAAGCTGTCCGTCGTGGCTGAGGCGCACGCCCTGGCCGCGCAACTGCATCGCGACGTGATCGACGAGCGGCAGAAACTCGTCAACTTCGCGAACCAGGAAGAGGCGCGAGCCAGGAGCATCGCCGCCAAGTTCAAGGCGCTGATTTCGTAGGGTTCATTATTGTCAAATGGGGCCGGGAGTTGCGTCCCGGCCTGTTTCCTGTATACTGGCCGCACGTAACTTGAACCTGGAGCTGCAGATGGAATTTTCGACCTACCAGAACGCGATCTTCGCCTTCCTCGTCAACACCCTCCGTAACCTGGTCGTACGCGCGGGCGCCGGCTCGGGCAAATCCACCACGCTGATCGAGATCGTCAAGCGCCTCGTCGGCAACACCATTTTCCTCGCGTTCGGCAAAGACATTGCCGAGTCTCTGAAGGCGCGCGGCGTCAACGCCCGCACCTTCCACAGCCTCACGTACATTCCGGTGACCCGCTTCTACTCGACGATGGTCCGCGCTACCGTCGATGGCAGCAAGATTCGCAACATGATCCGCGAGCGCTACAGCGAAGCTGATCAGCGCACGTACGGCAACTTCGTCAACAAGCTGGTGGGTCTCGCGAAGAATTCCGGCATGGGTTTTTTGATCGATGACACCGAGCAGAACTGGGACGATCTGGCCGCGAAGCATGACCTTGAGATCGAAGACGGCAAGGGTGACCATCGCACCGCGCTGGAGCTGGCCCGCGCGATGCTGATCAGCTCGAACAACGCCGCCACCCAGCAGGGCCTGCTCGACTTCGATGATCTGCTCTTCCTCGCCGTCAAGGAAGGCATCACACTGCCGACGTTCGACAACGTCCTGGTCGATGAGGCGCAGGACACCAACGCGATCCAGCGCGCCATCATCCGCAAGATCATGAAACCCACCTCGCGCCTGGTAGCGGTCGGCGATCCGAGCCAAGCCATCTACGGTTTCCGCGGCGCCGACAGCGACGCGATGGACCTTATCAAGTCAGAGTTCGATGCCGACGAGCTGCCCCTGACGGTTAGCTACCGCTGCGCGAAGTCCATCGTCGAGTACGCGTCCCAGTTCGGCGTCATCGAGGCCGCCCCGGGCGCCATCGACGGCGAAGTAAAGATTCTTAAGCGCACCGACAAGTATGTGGACCTGATGGGTGCCGCTGATCTGGTGGTGTGTCGCCTCACGAAGCCGCTGATCGAGCTGGCGTACGACCTGATGATGGCGCGCAAGCCGGCGTACATGATGGGCCGCGAGATCGGCGAAGGTCTCGTGAACCTGATCAAGAAGCAGCAGGCCAAGGGTATCGAGCAGCTGATCGTCAAGCTGGAAGCCAGCACCGCCCGCGAAGTCGAGCGCGCCAAGGCGAAGAACGACGACGCCAAAGCCGAGCGCGCCGAAGACCGCCGCGACTGCATCCTGTTCCTGGTCAACACGCTGGAAGAGAACGACCGCACGATCCCCGAGCTGATCCGCGTCATAGAGAACCTGTTCCGCAACAAAGCGGACGCGGTGGTCCTGGCGACGGTGCACAAGGCCAAGGGTCTCGAAGCGGCCCGCGTGTTCTGGCTGAACCACGACTACGTCAGCAAGTGGGCGCGTCAGCCCTGGCAGAAGCAGCAGGAAGTGAACCTGCGCTACGTCGCGGCGACCCGCGCGAAGTCTGAATTGGTCCTGATCCCTTCACCACCGAAAGGAAAGTAAATGCGATACATATACGTCAGCAAGCCAGGCGGCAAGCCGATGAACATCGGCATCAACAAGGCGAAGCGCATCGCGCACGACGCCGACCGGCGCGATCAGCTCATCGTGCTCGCGAAGCTTGGCCCAGGACTGCCGCGAGAGCACAGTCACCATCAGCAGCTGGTGCGCTCGCGGCACCGGTACTACCACGAGCAGCACGAGGAATTCGTTCGTGAGCGATCAAAAGCAGCTGCGTAAGAACACGGTGGAAACGCTCGGCCTACTGGTCGAGCGTTACCCCAACCTGACTATCGGGCAGATAATCTGCAACGCTGTCGGGCCGTTGGATATTTTCGTCACGGATGACGTCGCGTTCGCGCGGGCGTTGAACATGCTGTTTATTCACTATACTCAGTTCGAAGCCGCGGGGATCAAGCCATGACACGGAAGATGGTCGAGGCAGATTTGTACGCTGGCCTACTGGTGAAGTGCCAGCGCTGTGAGCGCGAGGGTGCGTGGGTAACCGCTGGTGCCGGTTCGAGCCGGGCCGCTTCCGGTACGAGTCCCTGAGAGTGCACGCCGCCTGGAGGGTGGCCGCATGATAGTCATCATGAAATATTGCGGTAAGTGTCATGAGCACACGCCGCGCGGGCATCGAGGTAGCTGTAAGCCGTGCAAGAACGCCAGAGCCAGGGTACGTCGTAGTACGCCAGAAGGTAAAGCTGCGGCATGTAAATCCTCGACCGATTGGCGACTGAAACACCTGGATCGCGCCAACGCTACGCAGACCGCACGAAGGTCGACTCCGCAAGGTGTAGCAGTCGTGTTGCTTCAACGCGCCCGCCGTCGCGCCAAGAGCGCAGGTTTACCATTTTCTCTTAGTCTAGATTCGTTGCGACAGAAACTTGAGCGTGGCGTATGCGAGGTATCTGGACTTCCTTTTGTTTTGACGCCATTTGGCAATCCGCGTCGTCCGTCAATCGACCAGATACGGGCCGGTGAGGGATACACACCACAGAACACCCGCGTAGTGCTTTGGGGGATCAACGTCGCTTGCCATACCTGGGGACTTGAAGCTATAACTGAAATTTTTAGGAGCGTCCCATGAAAGCTGTCGGATATGTCCGCGTTTCCACAGTGGAACAGGCACAGAGCGGTTTAGGGCTGGAGGCGCAGCGCGCCGCTATCACCCGGTGGGCCGCCGAGCGCGGTCTGGAGCTGACCATCTACGAGGACGCCGGCATTACTGGCACCTCTATGGCGAAGCGACCGGCTCTGGAGCAGGCGTTGTGCGATGCAAAAAAAGGCTCCGTACTGGTAGCCTACTCCTTGTCTCGCTTCGCAAGGTCCACCAGGGACATGCTAATCATCGCTGAGCGGCTCAAGCGGCAGGGGGCCGACCTTGTAAGCCTGACGGAAAGCATCGACACCACGACTGCCACAGGGCGTCTAGTGTTCACCTTACTGTCCGCCCTGAGCCAGTTTGAACGAGATCTTACGTCTGAAAGAACCCGTGCGGCATTATATGCCCTGAAGGCGCGCGGCGTGAAGCTGGGCCCGAAGCGGCCGAACCCCACCGCCGGCAACGAAGCGAACCGATTGAAGTGGGAACGGATCCGTGCTAACATGGCATCCGCCTGAAACTTGACACTAGGAGATCGATATGGAATCAATTAAGTACGCCATCACCCCGTCTGAGGCGGAAGCCTTTATACGAAAGGCCCGCGGTAAAACTCTATTCATAGCGGTAGGCCAGCGCGCGCCAATCGCTCACCAGCCTGGCTACGAGTTCCCGGTGATGGCTCACATCAAGGTAACTCGCAAAGCCGCCATCCGATTCATCTGCGAAGCATACTCCGCAGTCATGCAGAACAAAGGCGCCCTCTGCGTCATCTCCGAGCTGGAGAACTGCGTATTCATCGGGAGGGCTGCCCGATGATCTACGCCTACCGATGCAATCCGTGCGACCGCGAGAAGCTGGAGCAGCGCGCGGTCAAGCACATGCTGACGAAGCTTCCCAAGTGCGATCAGTGCGGGCGACGAATGAAGTTCTTCATCTCTAGCCCGCCGCTTGGCGTCGTCAAGAATCCAGCAGCGGGGTACCGATCATGAACGAGCCTGTAGTCACCGTCCCTCTGAATCCGCCGGCAGTGGTCGGCAGTCGCCACGGACAGCAGTACAGCGACTGGGCGTACAACGATCCCGCCGGCATCGTCACAGCAGCGTACCGCAACCTGCAGGGCGTCGAGTTCGACACCTTTGTGGCCCGCGGACTGTCTGGCATCCTCGTGGCACCGCTCTTGGCCCGCGCGATGTCGCGTAACTTTCTGATCGTGCGCAAACCCGACGAGAACAGTCACTCGTCATGCAAGGTCGAAGGCACCTTCGGACGCAAGTGGGTCTTCCTTGATGACTTCATCGCGGGCGGCGGTACATTCTGCGCGTGCCGCGAAGCCGTCGCGCAACATGCCCGCGTGCCGCACGAGCTGATCGGCGCCTACTGCTACCAGACTCCGCCGTGGGAGTACACTGAGGAAAAACCGCCACCGCCAAGATGCGCAGCAAACTGGGGGCGGTTTCGTTACTGGGATTTGAACACCAACGGGTGGCTGGACAGCATATGAGTGTCACTATTCGCATCATCGATTACAAAAATCTTCGCCGCAGCTACGTGCTGTGGCGGAACGCTCACCCAGCCATCCTGGACTGGTACAAGCGGTGGATGGACAACTGGAGAGCAACAACAAATGCGTAGCAATCATCCCTGGCGTGAAGCCAGTCCCGGCGTGAAGACCATCGACCCGGTGGTCATCACCCGCAGCGCATCGTTCGCCGCATATCTATACGCGCTGCCGCGCGAGGAGCGCCGGCAGATCGAGGCGGCGGAGCGCGCGTTCGTGCTGAAGGCAAACACCTTCACCAGTCCGCAGCAATCTGCGGCCAGGGAGCATGCCGGCGGCATGCTTGGCGTAAAGGAAAACGAGCCGGCGGACTACCGCGGGTTCGTTGTTTGACAGGGGGCAGATTTCTGTTACTCTGAAAATGTAGCTGCTATTTTTCAACCTTAAGGAGATAGAAACCGATGAATCACGCAAAAATTGCGGCTGCGCTCCACGCGCTCGCCGACGCCTTCCTCGAAGGCGTAGAAGAAGTCAAAGACATCGCGACCGGCAAAGGAAAGAAGGCCAAAGTCGCCGAGCAACCCGCAGCGCCCGCTGCCGTAGCTCAGACTGCCGCCCCGGCGCCCGCGCCGGCACCCGTTGTTCCGACCATCACCAAAGCGCAGCTGAACGCGGCCGTGCTCAAGGTGGCCGCGAAGAGCCGGGACACGGCGGAGGCGATTCTCGGTCGCTTCGGACACAAGAACACCGTGACGCTGCCTGCTGAGCAGTGGCAGGCGGTGTTCGACGCGTTCGAAGAAGAGATCGCGAAGCAGGACGCTGCCGCCGTGCAGGTCCAGCAGGCGTCACTGGTCTAAGACGGAGTCCCGCCCTCACGCGCCGTGCAGAAACGTTCGCAGCCCAGGAAGCACCCCCAGTTTATGGGGACATACGAGCGGCGCGTGAGGGAGATGGGCAGGAGCTGAAACTGTGATTATTCACGACCGGCCACCGAACTTCGAGGTGATCCAAGCCGCGTTCCCCAAGGCAGTGGAACCTGGTGTGATGTTCGCCTACGACGGAAACATCTATAACCCGAGCGGCAAGATCATTCCGCCGGCACTGATCGCGCATGAAGAAGTGCACCTGAAGCGCCAGATCATGCACGGTGCCGACATCTGGTGGGACCACTATCTGCGTGACTCCGCGTTCCGCTACCACGAGGAGCTGTTGGCGCACGTCGCCGAGTTCAATGCGCAGCGCGGCCCTGACCGTAATCAGGGTGCGCGATTGCTGATATCGACGGCGCTGAGGCTGGTGGCGCCTTTATATAACTATCAGCCGCCACGAAACTTGCAGGAAGCGATTCGCGATCTGCGTCAGGAGATTGAAAAATGAGTAACTTACGTCCGTACATGGCTCCGGCTTTTGGTTCGGAGCGGCTGCTTCTGCCGCGAGGAGAAATGCTGAAGCTGCTTTACAAGTCTGTGGCCCGACGGCGCACCTTAATCAAGGGTAAGTTGAAAGATGATGACGGTCATTTTTGTGCTATCGGCGCATTGGCTAGCGACTGCGACACTGGTAAGACACAAAAGCTGATTGCCAGCAAAGAGTTTATCGACGAAGTGGCCGCGATCAACGATAAACTTGGCGACACGGTCTCGTCAAAACAGCGGTGGGGATTCGTCATGAAGTGGCTGCGTGAGGAAATTGCGAAACTAAAATGAGCGGCACGCACTCCATCCTCGCACCTTCTGACTCAAGCCGCTGGCTGCGATGCGTCGGCGCGCTCTACCTGTCGCGCGGGCTGCCGGACATCGACAAGGAATACAACGCGAGCGGTACGTGTAGCCACTGGCTCCTGCAGTGGCAGCTGGATAACCCGACGCTCGATCTCGACAGCTGGCTCGGCAAAGAGATGGAGTTCGGCGAGAACCCTCCGTTCAAATTCAAGATCGATGAGGAGCGCTTGGATCGCGTCCGGTCGTGCGTGCGCGTGATCAACCGCGAGCCTGGCGAAATGTTGGTTGAGCACCGGCTCGACACGACGCCGGTCTTAGGGGTGCCGGACCAGGAAGGTCACAGCGACATCATCAAGCTGTACCCGGAGGGCGGCGCGGTCATCGGCGAGACACTGCACAAGGGCGTACTCTCCGTGCACGATTACAAGGACGGGTATCTGATAGTGCACGCGAAAGACAACACTCAGGGGCTGATCTATCTGTGCGCCGCGATGATCGAGTTCAGCCTGATTGGTGAGTTCAACGCGTTCCGATTCTGCATCCACCAGCCGAAGCTGAACCACTATGACGAATGGACCTACACCCGAGCAGAACTTGAAGCATTCATGCAGCTGGTGCGCCCCGTGGCCGCTCTCGCGTATGGAATTTATCACGAGACCGTACAGTTCGACCCCGAGCAGCACCTCAACGCAGGCGAAGAGCAGTGCACCTACTGCCCGGTCCGAGGCCGCTGCGTTGCGCGTGCGAAGCGCGTCATGAGCATGTTCGAGCCGCTGGTGAAGCGGCACGAGCTGGACGACAAGTCGCTCGGCATCGTATACGCGCAGCTCGATGAGATCGAGGCCGCGATCACAGACTTCCGCGCCGAGGCGTTGCGCCGCGCGAAGATCGGCGTCATACTCGAAGGTCAGAAACTGATCTACGGCAACAAGGGCAAGCGCGTGTGGGTCGACAAGGCCAAAGCGGAGTTTGCGCTCTCGATGCTGATGGAGCCGGAGAAAATGTACGAGCCGCGCGAGATCATCAGCCCTACTACGGCCGAAAAAATTCTGAAAAAGGACTACGCAGTCCTAAAGGATGATCTGGTGACACAGTCGGACCCTCAGCTCCGTCTCGTGCCGCTGGATCACAAGGGAGAGGCGGTGACGCCTGTCCAATTTATCCCGACGCAAGAGCCGGGACTGATCTAAAGCAACAGGAGATTGAAAATGTCGAATGAAAATGTACCCCGTCAGATAAAGATGGACAACGTGCGGCTTCTGCGCGTGTCGCTTACCAAACAGTACATCGGTAAGGACGCGAAAATCGATCCGACCACGGGCAAGCAGGAAGGCAAACACCACATCGATGCGGTGTTCGCCCCGTCCCATCCGCAGTTCCCCGAGCTGCAGAACCTGATCCGCGGCGTCGCGACGGCGAAGTGGAAAGAGCAGACGCAGCAGACGCTGGACATGATCAAGGGAAACAACCAGCGCTTCCCGCTGCAGCGTGGCGATCAGTACCGACCGGGCAAGCCGGCGTACGCGGGCATGCTGTACGTCAGCGCCGGCAACAAGGATCAGCCCACGATCCTCGTGACCGAGAACGGTGTGAACATCGCGAACCGGAACACGCCCGTGATCCTGACGCCGAGTCACCCGTGCTACCCGTACGAAGGCTGCTACGCCAACGTGCTGCTGGAGTTCTACACGTACTTGTACGGCAACAGCCCCGGCCTGGGGTGCAGCGTGCTCGGCGTGCAGTTCAACAAGCACGGTGAGCGGTTGCGCGGAAGCTCGGTGGCGAGCGGCAGCGAGTTCGGATTGGTCCCCGCCGACGCGGACGGCGCGCCGGCAGGCGCCGTCGCTCCGAGCGGCGGCCAGGGTCTGATCTAATGGGTTCAGGGCCGAGTCACGGGTGTGGCGGGCAGGGGAAGAAAACTTCCGAAGCCTCTTCGTTCGAGTCGAAGTTGCGCGCAGAGGCCCTGATTTTTGAAGAGATGTTTAATCGTCGTATCATTGACCCATACTATGCGCGTATGGCCGAACAACTCGATGCTGAATTGAGGAATTTAAAATGACTGAAGCAACGAAACCTTGGGCCAGCTTTGGCTACGAACCGGTTGGTGCGATTGTCAATCGCCTGCTCGCGCGGTACCTTCGCGCGCAGCGAAAGAATATGCGCCGCTTCTTCCAGGAGCGCGGCATGTACGTTCTCGCCGACCGGATGAATCAGATACGCAAATCTCGACAAGGGATGCTCGCAAAAAACCGGATGTTCCAAGAGGTTTTAAGCTCTTATGCAAAACTCACTACTCCCACCGCCGTCCCCAGCATTACTGGAAGCCCGTTACAAGATACGCCGCTTAT